AACAGGCGGATTGAGTATGCGTATTGCTATCGAATCTAACCCAGATACCATTTACAACGATCAAGCATGGGCAGTTCGTGTGCAAGCTCTTGTAGCCAAGCACACTAAAGGCGGTGATCGTGTAGGTATTATTGGACACAAGAAAGACGACAGTTCTTTCTACTTAGACATGTTTCCACAATGGGACTTTGAGGATGTAGAACTTATCGAATTTCTTTCAGCCGTAAATATTCGTGACTTGTTCTTCAAGCGTGATGTGAACATGAGCTTTATCAAAGGTGTTGTTCCAGAAACTACTTTTGATTTTCTTAGAGCTTTTAGAGCCGAACCAGCATACGAACAAATCATTCGCGAACGTGAGTTTGTGATTAACTACAAAAAGCAATACGCAAGTTTGCCTTATCCTCCAATCTTCAGTACTGCCGATGCTGTTGTGATCCAAAGCGGACACATCTTGCTTATTAAGCGCCGTGCTGAGCCAGGTAAGGGATTGTGGGCATTGCCAGGCGGATATGTAAACGCTAATACTGACAAGTCAGTGGAAGATGCTGCTATTCGCGAACTTCGTGAAGAAACACAAATCAAAGTTCCTGCTCCAGTACTACGTGGTAACATTCAACGTAGCAAAGTATTTGACGCTATTGATCGTAGCCCACGTGGACGCATTATTACACATGCATTTCATATTCAATTACCGGATGGTGACTTGCCTAAAGTAAAAGGCAGTGATGATGCAGAAAAAGCACGTTGGGTTCCTATTGCAGAAGTTCGTAGCGAAGAGTGCTTTGAAGACCACTACGAAATTATTCAACACTTCTTAGGAGCATAACATGGAATGGCTATACTTGCTTAATGTAGGTTGTACAATCTTTAGTGGCTGGGTTGCTATTGGTTGCTTTCAACGAGGAAATACAAGTGCTGGATATCTCAATTTGTTTGCCAGTGCATTAAACGCAGCGTTGATTGCTGCAAGATTTTTATAAGGAGTTAGAAATGGAATTAGTTAAAGGTGATTTGATTGAAATGGGTAAGAACAATGAGTTTGATATTATTGTTCATGGGTGCAACTGTTTCAATACTATGGGTGGAGGCATTGCTGCACAAATTGCAGTGAAGCTACCTGACGCTCGTGCAGCAGATGATGAAACTGTGCGTGGCGATGCAGGCAAGCTAGGCTCTTACACAATCGGTATGCATGGTCGTTTAGTGATTATTAATGCTTACACGCAGTACAGTATGAGCCGTGACGGTGTTGACGTGTTCGAGTATCACGCATTTGAGCGTATTCTTAGCAAGTTAGCTAACCGATTTGGCAAGTATCGTTTTGGCTTTCCTTTGATTGGCATGGGTTTAGCTAACGGCGACAAAGAACGCATTATGACTTTGCTTGAAGCATTTAGTCAGCGTGTTTCTACTCAAGGTGGTTCGGTCACTTTGGTAGAATTTAAAGGTTGACAGGTATAGGTTTATCTGTTATAATTAAGACAAGTCCACTAGATAGACTGGTGGCAACAAACTGATAAGGAGTTTATCATGAAATTAGCAAAAAATATTATTCTCAACACTGACAGCTACAAAGTTAGCATGTTCAAACAATACCCAGCAGGAACTACAGGTGTTTATTCTTACATTGAATCAAGAGGCGGACGTTACGATCAGACTGTATTCTTCGGCCTCCAAGCGTTCATTAAAGAGTACTTACTCGAGCCCATCACACAACAAGACATTGATGTGGCTGATGAAATCCTTACCGCACACGGTGAGCCTTTCAACCGCGCAGGATGGCAGTACATTCTTGACAAGCACAATGGATACCTCCCAGTTGTTATCCGAGCCGTCCCCGAAGGAACAGTTGTACCTGTCAAGCAGGTGCTTGCAACAATTGAAAACACAGATCCAGAATGCTTCTGGTTAACTACATGGTTGGAAACAGCCTTGCTCCGTGCAATTTGGTATCCTACTACTGTAGCAACACAGAGCTGGAAAATTAAACAAGTCATTCTTGACGCATTGGAGAAGACAGGTGACCCATCTACTATCGATTTTAAGTTACACGACTTTGGTGCTCGCGGTGTTAGTTCCCTTGAGTCCGCTGGCATTGGCGGCGCGGCCCACCTCGTTAACTTCATGGGCACTGATACTGTTACCGGTATCTTGTATGCTCGTGAGTTCTATAACGCTGGTGTTAGCGGCTTTTCAATTCCTGCCGCAGAACACAGCACCATCACAAGTTGGGGTCGTGACAACGAAGTAAAAGCCTATGATAACATGCTCACTCAATTTGCAAAGCCTGGCGCTATTGTCGCTGTCGTGTCTGATTCTTATGATGTCTTTAACGCCGCATCTAAACTTTGGGGCGAAGAACTTCGTCAACAGGTTATTGATAGTGGTGCCACCGTTGTTATTCGTCCAGATAGTGGTGATCCTGACATTGTCTGTCGTAAGCTGGTTCAAATTCTAGACAAGCAATTTGGATCAACTGTAAACAGCAAAGGCTTTAAAGTCCTAAACAACGTTCGTCTTATCCAAGGTGACGGTGTTAACGAACACACTATCCGTATGATCCTTGGTTCATTCCAAGTGTACGGTTACAGTGCAGATAACATTGCATTTGGTATGGGTGGCGCATTGCTTCAACAGTTGGATCGCGATACTCAAAAGTTTGCTATGAAATGCTCTAGCATTACTGTAAACGGCGAGGACCGTGATGTTGTTAAAGATCCTATTACCGATCCTGGTAAGAAATCTAAAGCAGGACGTATTGAACTTTGGAAAGCAGGTAGTGAGTGGGTAACTGCTGTTGATCAACCTAAGGGTTGGTTTGACAAAGGATTTGGTCCATTCACTTCTATGCTAGAAGAAGTATACCGAGACGGTAAACTTGTTCAAGAAATTACTTTTGAGCAAGTTCGAGCAAATGCTCGCAAATAATTGAATGGTAGGGCTTGACAGCCCTACTGTTTGATCGTATAATGTAAACTTCAACAACACGCAACTGAAAGAGCGAAAAATGACTTACTTTCTGAAAATGGGCAATATGTACAAAGTTTCTAAAAAAGAAGCTATGGACTTGCACGAAGCATTGCCTGCAGGTAACTATGTTATCAAGAAGAATGAGATGACTGGTGAAATGTATCTCGAACAAATTGATAACTTTGAAATCCGTGGTAAAATTTACGGTGACACTAACAAACGTGCTGATCGTATTCTTTACGCATTTAACGATCGCCCTACTACTACCGGTGTGATGCTTACCGGCGAAAAGGGATCTGGTAAAACTTTGCTAGCTAAGATGCTTTCTGTAAAAGGCTACGAGCAAGGCATTCCTACCATTGTTATTAATCAACCCTGGTGTGGTGAAGCATTTAATGCTTTCATTCAATCTATCGAGCAACCATTGATTGTTGTGTTTGACGAGTTTGAAAAAGTTTATGACGAACACGATCAAGAGTTGATGTTGACCTTGCTTGACGGTGTGTACCCAACTAAAAAGTTGTTTGTCCTTACTTGTAACGACAAGTGGCGTGTTAATTCACACATGCGTAATCGTCCAGGTCGTGTGTTCTACTCACTAGAGTACAAGGGCCTTGAAGCAGATTTCATCCGTGAATACTGCGAAGACAATCTTAAGGCTAAAGAACACATCGAAAAGATTGTAGGTATTGCTGGTACGTTTGATCAGTTCAACTTTGACATGCTCAAGGCACTTGTTGAAGAAATGAACCGTTTCAACGAAACTCCACAAGAAGCTATGCAAATGCTTAATACTAAGCCTGAGTACGGTAACGAGTCACGCTACAAGATTAAGCTGCTGATCAATGGCGAAGAAATGGCTGAAACCAATTTCGACGAAAAAGAATGGCAGGGCAATCCGCTTAACAAGCGTGTCCACATTAACTACAAGGCGTTCGAGAAAGACGAAGACGGCGAAGAAATCTGGGATTGGGAATCAAAGGTTTTTGAACCTAACCAACTTAAGAAAATCGACGACAACGGTACTAAGTACGTATTTTCAAATACAGACGGTACTACACTTGTTCTTACTAAAGTTAAAGAACAAACTTACAAGTACTGGGATGCATTTTAATATGTTGTAGAAATACAACTCAAATAGCTCGTCTAGTTGACGGGCTATTTTTTTGGCAGTACAATATAAACTTAATTACAAAGGAACACAAAATGGCCGGAACAGCAAAATCAGTTTATCTAACAATCAATAAAAAAGGTTCGTTTAAAACAGAGTTTACTAAGGTGTTCTTTAATGCTAAAGACTACAACGAATACGTTAAAACAGAAGAATTCAAAACTAAGTGGCCTAAAGAAGAATTTGATATTGTTAAAGAAGTCTATTGACAAATGAACATTTTGGCTGTATAATACACACATTGTTTAACAGTTAGGAGCGAACTAAATGAAAACTGTATGCCTTGCACTTTGCGAGTTCAAAAAAGAAACTAAAACCCTTTTACTTTCTAGTATGCATACAGGACGCTTTCCTCCAGCACTATTGCTTAAAAGCCACAAAACAGGTAAAGATGTCCTGTTCACTCACATCCAACCTGATCACCCAGACTATTGCGAAGATGGCTGGGACGGTGAACAGGCTGTTTACGAGCCTAACATCCAAATACCAAATGTTAAAAAACTTGTAATTCATTGCGCATATTGAGTTGACAAGCTGGAATTTTGGCAGTATAATACATACTTAAATTAAACACACAGGCACAGAAAGGCTTACAAATGATTATCAACAATGCACCACAAAACGAAGCTATCATGAGCAACGTTAGTGAGATTGGTGAGTTCCGTATTCGTAATTCTGCTAAGGCATTTAACATTCTGTCTAGCGGTTTGTATGCTAACAAGATTAAAGCCATCATCCGTGAACTGTCATGCAATGCAATTGACAGTCATGTTGCTGCTGGCAAAGTAGACACTCCATATGATGTGCATCTCCCAAATCAATTAGAACCTTGGTTTTCAATCCGCGACTACGGCACAGGACTTAATCATGAACAAGTTAAAAACATTTACACAACTTACTTTGAGAGTACTAAAACAACTTCCAATGAATTTATTGGTGCTCTTGGTTTGGGCAGTAAGTCTCCCTTTGCTTATACTGATAACTTTACGGTTACCGCGATTCAAGATAACTCGAAGCGCATCTACTCAGCATTCATCAACGACCAAGGAGTCCCGTCAATTGCGTTGATGATGGAAGAAACAACTGATGAACCTAACGGCGTTGAAGTTAAGTTTTCAGTTGAAGATCGTTGGGATTTCAGCAAATTTCACGACGAAGCACACTCTGTTTACAAGTGGTTTAAACATCGTCCTGTAGTCAGTGGTGTTAGCAACTTTGACTTCTATGAAGTAGAATACGAAACCAAAGACATCATTCCTGGCGTACACGCTGCTCGCCGTCACGGTTATCACAGCACTGCAATCATGGGTAATATTGCTTACCCAATTCAAATTCCTAACGTTGAAAAGAACTTGGGTGAATTGAAGGACTTGCTGGATTGTAACCTGGTTATGGAATTTGCTATTGGTGAATTGGACTTCCAAGCATCACGCGAAGGCTTGAGCTACATTCCACAAACGATTGACAGCATTAAACGTAAGTTGGAAGAGGTTAATGCTATTCTTGCTGACAAGATTGCAGAAGAAGCAGATGCTATTAAAAACAAGTGGCAACGTGCAATTTACCTTGCAGACAAGGGCCGTAGTCAACTATGGGCTGCTGCTGTTCAAAAGTATGCTGCTGACAATAACTTTGACTTGGTTGACAATCAATACGGTATGCGTACTAAGGCGCCACGCCTGACTGTTGCAGCACTGGCTGACATGAACATTAATCTTAATGCTTTTGAAAAGTCTCCAGGTAACAACACCGTTAGCAACATGAAAAGCTACAGTGAAGCGTACAAGGATGCAAATGGTCAAACTAATTACGCACAGACATACGAATTCCGTATTAGCAACACTACTTGGTTCGTAGTCAATGATACAAAGATTGGTGCGCTTGAGCGTTCTAAGTTCCACTTCCGTGAAGAGCAGAAAGGTACAGGCTACGGTCGTGCTACTGATATTGTGTATGTTCTTAACGCAATTGATAAAACTAAGCCAATGAATGTACGTGCATTTATGAAAGCTATTAGTAATCCTCCTACTAAGGCAATTCTACGTGCTAGCAGCTTGCGTGAAAAAGAACGTGAGCAAACTGGCAGCGCAATGGGCAAGAACGTTACTATTATGCGCCTTGAAGAAAAAGGTTATGGTGGCTACTATCGTCAGAAAGACATGGTGTGGCGTGATGCTGGCAAAGCTGATAGCTTTGATGCAAAGCAAACTTATTACTACATGCCGCTGAGTGGTTTCAATCTCGAAAGTGCTCACAATCTGGGCGACATTAAAGAACTGTATCGTGATTTGAAAAACTGCGGTATTGCTGCTCTTAATGTTGGTTCGATTTACGGTGTACGTAAAGGCGACATTGAGTTTATCAAAACTCAAAAGAACTGGATCAACATTGAAGATCACATTTCCAAGAGTTTGAAGAAAATTGATGCTAAATTAATTAGCAACTTTATTGCAAAAGAGCTTGACAACTTCACGTTCTTGCGCTATAATAGTGGCATTGTTAGCAAAGTTGATAGCAAGAGCCCATACGCTGAGTTGGTTTCTACTTTCAAGGATGCTGGTGACAAAGATGCGGATCGTTATGCAATTAACCGATTGATCAAACGCTACAGTCCTAAAACTGTGTTTGACCCAGAGGCAGCAATTCAAGCGTTCCGCGACAAAGCAAATGCAATTATCTCTCGCTATCCGCTGATTAATTGCATCCGGTACGGTGAAGACGAAGCGGTAGCAGAGTATATCAATTTAATCGATCAATCGAAAGGCATCTAAAATGGCATTCCCATATTTGATTCAAGGCAAAAACATTGTTATTGTAATTGGCAATAACAGCCACACTATTGGTTCGACTCATATTTCCTATGACAAGATCAAAGACGCTATTAAAAATAACGACTGGGATTCTGTACAGGATCTAGTTGAACCTAAAAAAGTTATCCTTAACTACGGTCAAGGTAACGTTGAAGTCCAAGGCGACAAGTTGTTCTGGAAAGGTAAAGAGTTCCACAACTACTTGGCAGGCAAGTTTGTTGAGATGTATCAAGAAGGTTTCCCTGTTGAACCAATGGTTAACTTCATGGAAAACTTGATGCAGAACCCAAGCAAACGTGCTGTTGACGAATTGTACAGCTTCTTGGAAAAAGGCGACTTGCCAATTACGGCAGATGGTCACTTCTTGGCTTACAAGAAAATTCGCAATGACTACAAAGATATCCACAGTGGTACTATGGATAATAGCGTAGGTACTGTTGTTGAAATGGAACGTAACGAAGTTGATGACGATGCTAACCGCACTTGCTCAACTGGTTTGCACTTCTGTTCTAAGGACTATTTGAAACACTTCGGTGGAAGCGATAGCCGTACAGTTATCCTTAAGATCAACCCACGTGATGTTGTTAGCATTCCAGCTGACTATCATTCAACAAAGGGTCGTGCTTGCCGCTACGAAGTTATTGAAGAAATTAACAAAGAAGCAGCAGATGCGTTCATTGCTCCAGTTCAACAATCTGCCGCAGTTAACGGTGTAGACGCTGCAACTATTAAAGCTGCGGTTGAAGCTGCTGTAGCTGCTGCATTGGCTGCACACGCTGCAAATCAACCAAGTTCAGATAATCCTTAATATGAATAAGCTGTATGTATTAGTTGGTGTTCCAGGTAGTGGGAAATCTACCTGGATTAAAAATCAGGAATGGGCTAAGGACATTCCAGTAGTAAGTACTGACCATTTTGTAGAAGAATACGCTGCAAAACAAGGCAAAACTTACTCTGAAGTGTTTGATGAATACATGCCCATTGCTGTAAAACTGATGGCTAACCAAGTCGAGATCTGCAAAGCTAACGGCCTGGATATCATTTGGGACCAAACTAGTACTACAGTAGCTAGTCGTAAACGTAAGTTTAACATGCTCCCAAACTATCATGCGATCGCCATTGTTTTTGCAACTCCTGAAAAGGAAGAGCTAACACGCAGATTAGCTGGACGCCCTGGAAAGACCATTCCAGATCATGTTATGCGCTCTATGATTAATGGCTTCGTTATGCCTACTGAAGAAGAAGGTTTTAAGGAAATCTGGAACGCAGCGTAATAAAATACGCACTTTAAAAGGGCTCGTAAGGGCCCTTTTTCTTTGGCTGTGCTATCTTTTCTTTTCGCTAAATACAGTATATTAGTCACAAACGACTTCAAAGAAACGGAGAAAGCACAATGGCTCTCAAAATTAGAAGAGGAACAGAATCACAACGCGGCGGTATTACGTTTGCGGCTGGAGAATTAATTTGGACCACTAACGGTCACAAACTTTACGTAGGCGATGGTATCACAGCAGGTGGTATTGATATTGCTTCTCAACTTGGCGGTAGTGGTGTAAACTACAATCAAAGTACTGGTAAATTAGATTTACATTTAGCTTCTACAAATAGCGATAGTTTAAATGAAGGCACAACTAATCAGTATTTTACCCCTGCAAGAGCACAAGCAGCAGTTGCTACGGCTTTAACAAACGGTAATCCTTATAACACTGGAATCACATTTTTATACGATGATGTTGATCATAGAATCACTGCTACAGTAACAGGCGGCGGTGGTGGCACAACATTGCCTAGCCAATCTGGGCATTCTAATCAATATCTTAAAACTGACGGTTCTGGAAATTTAAGTTGGGCTACACCTCCTGAAGGAATTACTGCTATTAGTCAAGACGGTAATCCGTTATTGGGTGCTAACCTAGGATTAAACGGACATAACGTTACTGGAAGTGGAAACATTAACATTACTGGTACTGTTACATCTACTACAGTAACTGCTAGTAATTTATCTTTTACTAACAATACATTATCTGTTTCTAATGGTTCATTGTACGTTGAAAATAATGCACAACAAATTGCACAGGTTAGAGGTGTATCTGCTGATGGAACTCCTGGAAGCACTCCACAGTTTAATATCTTTTCCTCAAGAGGAACAATAGCTTCTCCGACAAATAGTCAACCGGGTGACTGGTTAATGAATTTAAGTATGGGCGGATATCACGGCGGTGGTTATATCCAAACTTCTGGTATTGCAAGTTCATTAGAAGCTACGGCAACAATGACTGATTCGAATCCTGGAGCAACATTATATTTAAATACCAATAACAATAATGGCGGTTTGAATACATGTACATTTAATTCAAAGGGTGCTTTCCGAGCTCCTATTTTCCAAGCTTCAAGTTATTCAACATCTCAAATAAATGGTTATCCAGCACCAGAGGCTGGCATGATTGTTTTCAATTCTACTACAAATCACTTTATGGGTTATAACGGTACTAGCTGGGTATCATTCACTGGACCATAATCACTAGTTTCTAATCATGGCAATTTATAAATATTGTCATGATTAGAAATCGACTCTTTATAGACTTACAAAAACACATAGACTTAACTGTTTTTGATTCTCTGCATCCAGAAATATGTAGAGGAATGGCAACTGCAAATCAACTTGCAATTTATGGTCTACAAGTATATCATCCCGGAACTGTACATCCACACGCACAAGGTGTACAAATTAAACCACTATCACAAATTTATAACTATTGGAAATCGTTGCCAGAAGACGATCCATTAAAGATTGCCGGTAAAGACTTAACTTATAACCAACTAACTACCTATTTGAAATTTTCACTTCACGCATACGATCACTACATAGTTTATAAAGTACTAGATGAGAACTATAAACACAAAGGTGTTGGCGAAGTAGGTTTACATTTTCCTAAATTAGTTGAGTGGATTCAAAGTTTACAAACTGCTGGCATTTTTAAAAGTTTATATAGTGCAACAATAATGGCATTAGATGCTACTGGAATTCCTTGGGAGCATCACGATCCAGAAGATCCTGTTACAGGAATATTTGATCCTGAAATTCCAGAAGAACAATTATCTGGACAAATTACAGAATTCATTCACATCAAAACAGACTGTGATAGACCATTCTATATTATAAATCCTGAAACTAAAGAAAAAGTATATATCGAAACTAGAGTCGCATGGTGGGACGAAAGAGATTGGCACGGCGGCGAATCTGTGAATCGCCCTACATATACAATTCGTGTTAATGGCCGATTCACAGATGAATTTAGAAAACAAATCGATGTAGAAGGCTACGATAGCAAATAATTAAGGAAATTTTATGTATTATAAAAATATGATAGCTATGCCTTGCCTATCAGAAGAACTAAAACAAGAGTGCTTAGAAAATGCAATGCAGCTTTTTGAAACACAAAGACAAAACAGAATATTGTATCATAGACGATTTGAAACTGAAAATAAAGATGCTATCAATCACATGGAAAACGAAGATATGCTTTTTTATGAAAAGTCGGGAGGTGTTAGTGCAATGGCAATGTCCCCCGAGTTAGAACAAAAAGTTTCAAATTTTTTTAAAGAAAAAAATCATAATATCACAAATGTTTTTGAATACTACGGATTCTTATTTGTAGAAGGCGGTCCTTATTGTGCTCCGCATCTAGATGATGTTAATAGAAGAAGAAACGGTTTCCAATATCTGTTAAAGTCTGGCGGTAAAGATACAAAGACAGTATGGTACAAACCTAAAGAAGAATTTACAAATTTAGAAATAATAGACTACTGTGCTATTCCGTATAGTAAAATTGAACCTCAAGCCGAAGCATCGCTCGAAGAAGACAACTGGTATTGGATGTCTTTTGATTCTATACATAGTGTTGAGAATTTAGAAACTATGAGAATTTTTTTAGTAGGCGGAATTGCCGGTGTGGGAGATATGAGGTATTTGCTTGACAACGAATAATGCCCCTAAAATCTACAGTTATCTAAATATTAACAATCATGAGATAGTTAGTGAAAAACTCTATCAATATGTTTTAAAACATACAGATATTCTTAATGAAGATCATGTTCGTTGGGTTACGTTAGATTTAGATCATGTATTAAACAATGTGCCCGAATTAGAACTAGCTACTAAGCAAATAATTCCTGCACGTATTGTTATGGTTGCAATATTCTATACTCCACCTAAATTCTCAGGTGGAGTCCATGTTGATCATGGTGTGTTAGACTATCGTATATTATGGCCCGTGCATAGCTGTCAAGGGTCGTCTACTAAATTTTTTGATTTAAATAGCAATAAAATTACTGAAGAATTTACTTCTGAAGGAAATCCTTATTACACAATAGAAGACAAGTATCCTCTAATTGAAATTGCTAACGTAGAAACTAATGCACCTTTTGTATTCCATACAAAGACTGCTCACGGTATCTATACTAATCCCGATTTGTCTGAGCCAAGATTAACAGCCACTATAGGATTTGATCTCGACTATCCATTAGAAAATTTTTTAAAATAATATGAATCACGCTTTAATCTTTTCCTCTAGAAACTATCCTTGGGAACGCAGTAGCGGAGCTCATAGGATAGCTACCTATCTAAGAAAAAATGAAATGGATGTAGAAGTAGTTGATTTTGCAGCCCATTGGCCCTTAGAACAATTAAAAGAGTTTACGCAACAGTCAGTTACTAGCAAAACAATATTTTTTGGTTTTAGCACATTCTTTTCCTATTGGAACGATACATTAACTAATTTTACTGCATGGTTAAAAATAAAATACCCGCATATTAAAATTGTAATAGGTGGACAGAATGTATTACACAGTGCCGCACAAAATATAGATATATGGGTAGACAGTTACGGAGAAGAAGCTATGCTAGCCGTAGCTAAGGCTCTTGCAGGGAACTCTACATCAGGGCTTATTTTTGAACCTGCATTCTTTGGACAGAAAAAAGTTATTAAGGCTATACATGCTTATCCGTCATTTAATTTAGGTGACTACTCTGTCATTATGGAGAAGAGAGATTTCTTAGAACCATTTGAATGGTTAACAGTTGAATTTTCTAGAGGATGTAAATTTTCGTGTGCGTTCTGTAATTTTCCTGTTCTAGGTTTAAAAGAAGATACTTCTAGATCTGCTGAAAGTTTCGAATACGAAATGAAATATAACTACGATAATTTTGGTATTGATCGATACTACGTAGCCGACGAAACATTTAATGATCGTGTAGAAAAAATTTCTAAGTTTGCCGATGTTGTAGAAAAGTTAGACTTTGATCCTTTCTTTAGCGGATTTATTCGAGCAGATCTATTTCAAAATAGATCAATGATAGAAGAACTTGCTAGGATGAACTTTGGAGGTCAATACTACGGCATTGAAACTTTTAATCATCAAAGTGGAAAGATAATAGGCAAGGGACTGCACCCGGATAAAGTAAAACAGCTAGTGCTGGATACTAAGGACTATTTTAAGCAACAGGGTAAGACCTACAGAGGAACAATAAGTTTCATAGTAGGGTTGCCATATAGTGTTGAACAAGAATGGCACGATAATATGAAATGGTTAAAGGAAAACTGGATTACAGAATCTCTAGTAATGTTTCCGTTAATCGTTGAAAACTTAGAAGACGATCGTGAAAAGGATCATACCAACGTTAGTAAAATGGCTCGTAATTTACAAAAATATGGTCTTAGAAAAATGGGCACAAGTCAAGTTGATTTCTTTGGTGACCCTACTACATTGTTTAATTGGAAGGAAGGTAACTATTCCACTAACGAAGTATTATGGGAACACGATACAATGAACATCTTCGATGCAAAAAGAATATCTGGCGATTTACAAGATTATGTAGTTAATGATTTTAATGTAGATTGCTGGCAACTAAGTTTTCCCGAATATGCTGCTGGGACTAAAAGTGTTGATTTAAAATCTACTATTAACGTATCTAAATACTCTGCCGTATTAAACGCATGGGAAGCGCATAAAAAGTTTTTAAATGAATATATTTTGAAAAAAATCAATCAAAGGAATTAACATGTCTACAATCAAATCAGTATTAGCGTTTGGTGATAGCACTCCGGCAGGATGCGAGTTAGCTGGACCATTAGAACAATTTAGAACTAGGGCATACTTAACAGGAAAAAAAACTATTGAAGAATTAGATGCTCCTGGTAAGTTATTAACATTTCCGCAAAAGGTAGCGGACTATTTAAATGTACCTTGTTACAATTATGCAATGTCTGGCGGTAGTAACGATCGAAGCTTACGATTATTAGTGGAAGCAGTACAAGAGCATCCAGATAGTTTAGTATTGTTTTCTTGGGGTCGATATGATCTTACAGAATTATATTGCCCAGATGGTGGTATAGGTTGTGATAAGGACAAATATTTTCAAGCAGGTACTAATAACTTTGAATCAGAAGTTAACAGAACATTTGTAGAAATATATCAACCGCGTAATAATCTTAAACAATTAATGTTTTGTGTAGATGCAATATGTCAGTTACATGCTGCTGATTTTTTACAAATACCACTGTACTTAAAAAGTACCGAGCCGTCATTTGTTCCAACTGGAGATAGTGTGTTAACTTTTGGAAATTATAAAAATGCCGAAGAATGGGCTATAGAAAAGAAATGCACAAAATTAGAAATACACTACGGCGAAGATTTTCATGTAGAGTTGGCTAATTTAATCATTCAAAAATTAATTGAAAAAGGCCATGGCATTTAATTATAGCATACACAACAATGGATGGACTGCTCTTGTTGATATTGATTTAAAAACTTGTACGCAGGAAGACATAAACGCAATAGCAAAACTTATATCAACTAATGTAATAGTTGTTTTTAAAAAACAGTTCTTAACGGTTGAGGAAGAGCTAAGAATACTGCATATGTTTAAAAACCCTACGCCGTTGTATGATAAAGACAATCCGTTGTTTCCGGACTATGCTATAGATTCAGACGGGTTATTGTGTAGAGTTACTGCTGAATTAAGAAATGGCAAGCCTGGTATGGCTGGCGATAAAGATACATTTGATTGGCATGTTGACAGTCCTCAAGTTCCAAGTCGTAATGACATTTTATATTTGCGTGGAGTAAAAGGAACTAAAGGTTCTAGAACAAGTTGGAATAATAACCTTCTTGCCTATGCTGACTTAGATGATACTATAAAGAGTACTGTAGAAAATTTACATTGTATTTACGGAAACATAGAAGCACCGTGGGCACCAGACTACGAAGGTGTGCGATATAATGACAATTGGACTCCACGCCTAGTTCGTAAAAATATTACTAATCAATATAGCATGTACTTTGCTCCGTTTCAGTTAGGTAAGTTTGTAGAGATTTCTCATATTCAAACCGGAAAACTTAAACAAATTTTAAGTCACCACATATTCAGCGATAAGTATGTTTACCATCACGACTGGGAAGATGGCGATCTAATTATTGCTGATCAGTGGAATGGACTGCATAAAAGATGGGCGTTTGATAAAATGGACATTAGGGTTATGCACAGAGCAACAGTAGATTACCCTGAACAAGACTATACAAAATGATAAACTATAAATTACACGAAAACGGTTGGACTGTTATACTTGACGACGTCAACCTTAAAGATGCTACGCAAGAAGATATTAATGATATTGCAAAATTGCTAGCAACAAATACACTAGTGGTAGCAAAGAAACAAAACCTAACTGTAGAAGACGAAGTTAGAATTGCTAAAATGTTTAAGAACCCGCAGCAGTTTCATATCGATGTTCCGGGTACATATGATCACGATTGCTATCAAGGAGCAGAAGTTCCAGGTTCGGATAAAATAGCTCTACGTGTTAGCGGCGAGAAAGATGCTAATGGGCGTACAGGACTAGCAGGCTGGACAGACGAAATGGTTTGGCACTGCAATGATCCGCACGATCCTAATAGAAAGCCTCTCATATGGTTATATGGTGTTAAAGGAACTAAGGGTTCTAGAACTACTTGGAATAACAATATATTATCTTATAACGAGTTAGATGAAGAAAGACGTAAGCCTTTAGAGGACTTAAAACTTGTAATGGCTAACTGGTGCAAGGAAGCTATGGATCTTGGAGATGATGCTCCGGATACAATAGATGCATACAATCCTAGTCTTGTAATGACAAATATTGCAGGTAAGAAAGGGTTCTTCTTTTCGTTTTTACAAATAAGTGGGTTTGTAGGATTGTCAGAAGAAGAAAACAAAAATATAATTGCTTGGCTAACAGAGCACACAACGCAAGACAGATACTGCTATCATCACGATTGGGATGACGGAGATGTAGTTATAGCAGAGCAATGGTTGGGCATACATAAACGTTGGCCGTTTGCTGAAATAGAAAAAAGAACCCTACATCGTATAGCGTTTGATTTCCCAGATCAGGATTATACACAAATATGAAATATCATTTACATGAAAACGGTTGGACTGTATTAGTTGATGACTTTAATTTTAATACAGCTACACAAGATGATATAAACGAAATAGCAAGACTAATTGCTAGTAATACCTGTGTAGTTTTTAAAAATCAGTTTTTAACTGTTGATGACGAACTTAAAATTGCTAAGATGTTTAAGCGTCCAAAGCCACTGTTTAAATCTAAAGAAGAAGAAAATTTTAAAAATTGGGCTGTTGATCCAGAAGGTATTATTGCTAGAGTTACTGGCGAGCTAAACGACAATGGCAAGCCTGGTATTGCAGGACACTCTGACGAAATGGTATGGCATTGTAACATGCCACAGGATAGAGATCGTTGCCCTATTATTTGGTTATACTCTGTTAAGGGATCAAAGGGTTCACGTACCAGTTGGAACAATAACATACTATCCTACAATGACCTAGACGAAGCTACTAAAGAACAACTTAAACAATTAAAATGTATCTACATGGGCGGTGCTATCGTAGATGAGAACGGACAAAATGGTAAGTTAGAATATGACGGTATTGTAGTTGAATCGTTTCAACCTCCTCTAGTGTATACAAACAACGCTGGCAAGACTGGCTTGTACCTTTCATTCCTACAGTTAGATCGTTTTGCAGGTATGACTAGAGAGGAATCTATTGAACTAATAAAGCCTATTTGGGAACATACTATACAAGACAAGTATTGTTATCATCACGACTGGGAAAACGGAGACGTAGTTATAGCAGAACAATGGTTAGGTGTTCACAGACGTTGGCCGTTTGAACGAATTGAAGAACGCTTGCTACATAGAATAGCAATTGATTTTCCTGATCAGGATTACAGTTAAGGCAACTCGTCTATAACAACGTATTTGCCTTTAATGCCTCTTGCTAGGGCAGCTTGATCGATTAATTCTTTCCACTCATCAGTAGCGTCGTGTCTAGCAATGATCATGTGCATACGATCTTCGTTGCTTTCATTAATTAGCATATGATGGTAATGTAAGTTCATAGCATATACACCACCCGGCTCCATAATTAATTTTTCACTATCACCCCATATCCATTCACACCCTTTTGGATTGTTAAGAGCAATATTAATATTCTCAATTAGTTTTAGGCTCGAATCATTGTGCATAGAAATATGTCCGCCTGCTTTGAGCAACATAAATCTAACTCTACCATACTTGTTGCACGGAAACACTTCTTTGAGCCATTTTGTTGTTATAGGACAAGCATCTGCTATTTCTGTCCAGTGCATATCTTTACTAGCATCTTTACCTTTAGCATAACCGTAGGCTTTATACCCTTCGTGCTTATCCCAACCTAACCCATGTATAGTTAAACTTTCCCAACCATCATGTGCATAGTCGTCACTCCTGTGAGGTGTGAACTTATCAAGTAATGCAAATGCTTCTGCACACATTTCTTTGTATGGCAGTTCTATATCTAACTTTAGATAACGGGCATCAGATTCATAGTACTCTTTCATTTATTCTCCGATATGACCAAATGCCCATATACGTTCTTGACACCACCAGCATTTCATACAATGCGATTCTATGTGATCGTCGTCTTCACAACTTCTTGTTACGGGCAACAAGTTTGTTTCAAGATTTAACTCTTGATATAGTGTGACTACTGCTTTTTTGTTGTAGTTTCTAAGAGGTACATAAACACGCTCATCCAGTACTAGTGGCTTGTCTAGCTCTCCAGAGATAGTTAATCCAAATAACGGATGTTCAACTTCATCGCTTCTAAAGCGATTGTGCCAGTCTTCTTGTTGCTGATCAAATTCTAAGTAAACGTCTTTGGGAGGAAAATTAGTAACAGCCATATAAACTATATCGACTTCTTTTTTGTTTAGTGCATCGGTAAGCATATTAAAAAAGAACTCGTTAGTTTCCTTAGGCTCAACTTGAACTTTATGTACAACATAATTAGTGTTGCCTGTAAGTCTACTACATGTTTTAATTACAGCATCTACTGATTTGGCAAATGAATAATTTCTGCTAGATGACCACATGTTATAAATGTGTATAGGTTTGTCAATGTTACTCATTAGAATATAAAGCAATACAGCACTGTCTGCACCACCGCTTATGCCTACACCAACGGGCCCGTCTTTGTATATACCAATTGGTATATTTCCAATGTTAATATAATTTAAATTTTTCATATTGCCAATCTGTTTCATGCCAGCTAGGTATCTTTAAATCTTGTAAATCGGTATAGTTAAATTTATCAACTGTGCCTAAGTATTCTTTAGGATTATTTTTCCAGAAACCATCTGCTGCCCTAGCTGTTAATAATAAAGTAATCTTAGGATCTTTGTCTTTAATCATTTGAAGTAGTTTGTTCTCGCAGTATATGCGATACTTTAAACTGTTCATAGCAATAAAGGGTCCGTGGTTATATAAGTTACTGAGATTTAATATAGTCTTACGTCCAGCTTCTAACCAATCAAAATTAAACGATGCCGTATAGTCTATAAGCACATAGTCATAGTTCAGTTGCTTAACACTATCCCACAGGCTTTCCCAATCATCAACTGTTGTTAAAAATTCTTTCCACTTACTGTCTATCTGCTCTTTATACTCTTCACTAATATAAGGACTGTTGTTGGGCAACATAGGTTTATGCTTCCAGTAAAAGTCTGCGTAGTCTTTTCCATCCCACTCTTCTACTAGTTTCTTCATAAACATCAAACAGTTATAGTTGATGTCTGTAAAAATAACTTTAGTGTCTTTAGTAAATCCTACAAGTTCTAAATTCTTAATCCAATTGAAGCCTATACCAACAGTAGCATATTGTTCAACTGGGCCAGTAAAATCTAATTGGCTTCTTAATGTATCAGAGTTCCATCCGGCAAAGAAGTTAGTAGCAAAGAATTGGTAATGTTTTATTTCTGCTAGAGTTTTTAAGAACACATGATCGTATTCGTAATATAGATACTTCTTACTTGTACGTACACTTTGATCAAGCGTTATTAATGTTTTGTCTTGCTCTAAGGCAACACGCAGTATATTCCACCCGTGCAGTCTAACATCGTATGTTTTAAGTTCTGTACCCTGTTTCATCCACACAGGTATTTCCGGATCATTGTACAAAAATTCCTGACTACGAATAGGAGCAATTTGCTCATACGCTCCCCATTCTTCTTCTCCAATGACAGGCATGCCTGCATCTTTGTACTGTTCTAGATTTACAATATAGAATTGTTGATGTAGTTCGAAACAAGCATTTCCGTAATGACTATGGTTAGCTCTATCAAGTATGTGCCCTGCTATAAAGAAATCTTTCTTACACGTTTCTTCAATAGCAGGAAAAAGTCTGTCCGACAATCTTAAACTAGTTCCAGCTGATATAACTACAGCATGGCTATAACCTTCTTCACTAGCTGTTTGTAGTAATGCGTCTTCATCCTTGCTAATAAGGATATCATAACCATACAAGTCAAAACGATGTATTAAAAAGTCTGTGAGGTTAACGCAGACTTCTCTAGCATATCCGCTTTCACAAAAATCTATAATATCGTGTAGACAAAATACTATAGATTTTTTATGAGAAGTTTTAAACTTGTTTACCATCGAGGATGCTTTTCCAGTTCTTCTAGAAATCTATTAGCGTACAGTTCCCATACTGTTTGTTTAGTTCCGCGATAGTCTATTTCTTTAATGCGTTTCATCTGTCCTGTAGCTTCCATTGCAGGACCAAATATATTATGCACTAGGCGTTGTGTTCCTACACTGTTTTCATTGCTAGTAATATATAAGCTAGCCCACGGTGGAGTCCATTCAATACATGTAGGAATTAGGAACTGGCTAGTAACGTGTTGGTGTGTAACTATTTGATTACGTGTGCGAATACTTGGAATAGGTATGTGGTCCGAAAATACACAAGTACGTGCAGCAATACGATAAGCATCTTCTCCCATCTCAGGAAAACTATGTGCAGCAACACTACCTACGGCTTTTCCATAAAAATACAAAATCCAAACAGCCCAATGTTTTTCTTTTGCTAAACTATCCACTAGCATCCGCTGGCTAGCATTATTTTCAAAACCTTTAGACTTGGCAGTAGCATAAAACTCTGTTAAGTCTAAGTCAGGTGTCCACTTTTTTATTTCAAACATTTAACACGCTCTATAAATTCCGATGGGTAGTTTGTACTAAAACTTGCCCAGCATAATTGATCCATTACGTCCCACGGTTGTGGTTCGTCCCATTTAATTCCTAAACTGTCTAGATGCTTACGCATTTCATCCTGTCTTGTTATATAGATATGACTTTCAACATCCTTAATGCTAATCATAGGTTCGATATCACGATAAGTGAAAAAGTAATTGATACTTTTTAATTTACCATCTACTACAAAATAACTGCTAGGGTGCATACTGTATTTGTGCAATCCTAAACTTTTGTGAGCTTGTATAATATTAAGCATCTGCTCTTGCCAGTCGGGAACTACTTGATCATAGTTTGCCATGTTACAACCAGCCTGTTCCCAAAAGTCAGGACCATCTATTTCTAAATATAATTTTCTGCTATCCAAATCTATGTTTTTAATTGTTGGAACAAGCTCTGGATATTTGTTTCGCATTTGTGTCAAGTAGTTTACTTCACGTAGCCATTTTTCTTCCATTTTGGCTGGGTCTACAACTTGGTTCTTTCCTTTATGATATTCTGTATCATTATGGTACCATTGAACAAAAACTTTTTTATCGGTGCTGATTAAACTAGTGTAAATAAGATTGTTCCGACAAAGCCCTTGGCCTGGAACGTCATTGTAGTAATATTCGTATTTCATACAATTAATTATCTATAAATTTGCGACTAAGAAAATAATATGCTAACCCAAACAACATCCTTATGCGAAACATGCTATCGTCATATTCCAGCAGAACGATTCGAAAAGGATGGTAAAATGATGCTAGGCAAAACTTGCCCTAAGCACGGATATCAAGAAGCAATACTAGATATTAACACAGACTTTTATAAAAGTCAACAATATCAAAGACGTAAGCCAAGTTCATATTGGTTAGACATCACTAATCGTTGTAACTTAGATTGCCCGCATTGTTACCAAATGCCTGATAACAATAGTAAAGATCCTAGTATTGATTACCTATTGTCAGAAGTTATGAGTTGGCCCGATAACGGATTACCAGTTAGCCTTGTTGGTGCTGAACCTACTGTGCGTAAAGACTTGCCCGATTTAGTTTTGGCAATACATGCGTTGCCCATTAAGACTAGAAATGTTATAATTGTTACTAATGGCGTGTATTTGGCTAAATGGGATTATGTAAAACGATTCCAAGGTATACCAAATCTTAAATGGACCTTTGGACTTAACCATCCTGATTACAATGGCGGACAGATTCGTACTAAGCAAATGGAAGGATTAGAAAACTGTATTAAATTAGGACTAGATGTAAAAACATTAACTTATACACTAGCCAATTTAGAACAGTTAACTGATGTAATGCACGAAGTACAAAAGTTTGGTATCAATGCTAGGATACAGTTAGGTGTTGAAATTGGACGAGTACCTGAGGGCGAATTTAAAGAACTGTACCTATCGGAATTAGTTGCAGTTGCTGAAAAGTTTTGTTTAGACAACGGGTGGACATGGGAACCTGATTACACAGGCGGTAATCGCACACACTATGCTGTTCGTATAAACGGTATTGAACACAAGTTTATCAAGTGGTGTGATGTGCGTACTATCGACTTAGAAGAAGTACAAAGTGAATCCTGGGCTAGCATTGTTCCAGGTAAGCCAATGAGCCCATTACTGCATCAAGTTATACTAAGAGATCAAGCAGTTAACAAAGGACAGATGTTGTACGATACAGTACCTGAAAAATATAGACATGAATAAAATACACGATACAACATCTATATGCGAACACTGCTATAGACATATTCCTGCTACGTTGTTTGAAAGAGATGGAAAAATATGGTTGTCAAAGAAATGTAAATGGCATGGCGAGAGTGAACACTTAGTAGAACCTAATGCTAATTTTTATCTTAACTACACGTACGATCGTCCAACAAACAAAACATACTGTTTAGATATCACTAACAGATGTAATTTAAATTGCCCTCACTGCTATCAAATACCAGATAACATGAGCAAAGACCCTAGTATAGAAAACATACTAGATATTATACGAGCATGGGAAGACGATGGCTACGCTGTTGCCCTAATGGGTGCTGAGCCAACTACTAGAAAAGACTTACCAGAGCTATGCCGTGCTATACAAGCACTACCAGGCAAGCCACGTAGTATAATGATTTTGACAAATGGTGTGTACCTATCTGATTATGAGTATGCTCAACAGTTTAAAGACATTCCTAACTTGTTTTGGACTATAGGATTAAACCATCCTGACTACCAAGGACATACAGTTAGAAAGAAACAAATGGAAGGTATCGACAACTGTATGAAGTTAGACATGAAAATAAAGAATGTCAGTTATACTCTTGAAACCATTGCCCAATTAGAATACTGTTTAGAAGAGATACAAGAGTTTGGACGAACACTTAGTCCGCACAATTATAGAGTAAGAGTAGGAACAGATATCGGACGCCATCCTGGAGAAGAAAAGATATACCTTTCAGAGCTAGTAGACTTAGTAAAAGCTGTATGTGATAAGAAGGGTTGGACATACGAGTATGCTCCTGGCTATGCAATTAGAGCTCACTATCCAATGCGTATTAACGGAATTCTAGTTAAGATAATCCAGTGGCCCGATGTGCGTACAATTGATCTCGAAGAGGACCAAACTGAATCATGGGCAGACATGTTGCCGGGTAAACCAGTAAGTCCGCTTGTACATCAAGTTATACTGCGTGATGGTGCTGTTAATAAAAACTTACCATTGTACGATACTATACCTGAAAAGTACCAAAGGAAATATGATGCACGGGATTAATAATAAACCCTACTACGATATGACTCCATACTTAGATATGGATCAGTTTGATCAACTACAGCCCGAGATACTTACAGGGTTCGCTCTAGCACGAGAGTTTGCCAAAGAAGGCACATGGATGGCTCCGGGATTTACATTTGATGATATGAGCTATCGTCCTAATTGGAAACCTATATACGAAGCAATGCAAGAGTTACAGCAATTGCCTGACGATAGTCCTATTAAGCAAGCAGGGCTACAGTTAATGCCCAAAGACTTTAAAAACTTTCAAGAGCGTAACAAGTTTACTCGCTATCTTAAAATGGCAATGGGTGCTTACGATCCATACATTTATTATTACTTGTGGGAAGAAGGTTCGTGGGATGACAGAACTGCACCGCGCAAACTTACAGACGAAGCAGCATACTTTCCTAACGTAGTTAAGTGGGTTGAAAGTCTAGTAGGTACTGTGTTTGAAGACATAGGGCGTGTTATATTCTTCCACTGCGAAGCTGATGGTATTCCATTTGAGCACCGAGACTTAGATGCTAAGAACGGTGTTAATGTAGTTAAGCCACACCGCAACGAATTTATACACATTCGCCCTAACACAAAGAAGGCTTTCTACTTGTGGGATCCAGAAACTAAAGACAAGACATATTTGAATACTCGTGCTGCGTGGTGGAATGATGTCGACTGGCATGGTGGTGAAAGGATCATGGAACAAAGCTACGGTTTACGAATTGATGGCAAGTTTACAGAAGCGTTCCGTAAGAAACTAGGAATAGATCATTTGGACAGCTATTAATGAAGTACATAGGCAACTATAAAAGTTGGATTGAAGAATACAAAATAATGGAGCACCTTACTAATTGTCAAGGTGATAAAACTCCTGTATGGCAACCAGATCGTTGGAAAGGTAATGCTATACTAGAAAAGTTCACCGAGATGGCCCGCCCAGGCTACTCTAATAACAAACACTTCTTTCATCAAATGAATCCCAAGTCTGCTGAGATGCAAGACTTTAAATGGCAACTTCCAGATGTTCCTGAAAAACGAACTAATGTTAATTGGTGGTTTGTTATGTTGTATCCTGGAGAGTTCCAAGCAATGCATATTGATCCACAGTTGACGGAAGTTAGTAATCCTGTGCGCTATACAATGTTCTTACAAGATTGGGAACCAGGACACGTATTTGTCTACGATGATAAAGTTGCTGCAAACTATAAAGCAGGGGATTTATTTGAATGGAGTGATCCTATGATAGTGCATGGGCCTGCTAACATAGGATACAACACAAGGTACACCTTACAAATTACGATGTACGATTGACTTGCTCAGGGACTTTCATGAACGGTGAAACGTCTCCGCAAATTAACTTACATGCAGAAGAACTGTATTCATCCCATTTCTTGTGTAACAATGTTTGCCATGATTCTGCGTTCATTATATCTTTAATCGAGTGCTGCTTAGAATCTAAAGCATCTAGTCCGCCAAGTTCTCTAATAATAGAAAACACTTCTGATTGAATTTCCCTACCAGTTTCAATAACACCGTTAGAGTTTAGGACTCCATACTTACGATACACTTCAACATCGTAATTAGTGTAAAGAAATGATCCAATTATACAGCAAGGCATTAGATACCCGTTAGCATCTATGTAAAGTTCCTTATCATCAAAGGACCAGCAGTTAACATCAGTTTTCCATTTTTTAAAATCTTTTAAATCAATAAAACTAATTGTTTTAACATTGCTTTGACTAGGAGCTTCGATATGGTAGGATACCGTTCCTTGTCTATCAAGTACTGGATACTTGTCCCAGAATAAGCGTTTGCTGTCTTTTAATTTAAAACTCTGGAAACCTAGATTCTTTGACATTTGTCTAGCAGTTTCGACTTGTGTTTCGTTATGTTTAAATCTAATGAATACCCATTCTGCTTTTCCGCCTGCACTAATGAAGGCGCTTGCATTTTTAATTACTGTATTAAAATCAGTTCCGATTCTATGTAACGCATGTGTATCTTCTAATCCATCTAAGGCAAACATTATTTTATGATTTTCTGGTAGAGCTTCTGCAAGTTCTTTCCACCACTTGGTTGTACGTGCTGATCCATTAGTGCTTATTAGTATTAACACACTAGGATTTGTTTGCTTAACATACCGGCACATATCTATTAAATCAGAATTAATCATTGGGTCACCAAAGTCCCCGCAAAAATTAATGCACTTTGCTTGATACAATACCTCTTCAGTGAACGTATCTTTAAATCGTTCAAGAGTCCAATCAGTTAAAATTAAAGATGGATTGTCAATACCGCCGTGGATATTTCTTGGACACATAGGACAACTAGCTTGGCACCTGTTGGTTATTTCTACGTGTATTGTGTTTAGCTGTTCAAAAGAAAACATTTTAATATCCTATTATGTGAAACATGTATTTGTTTGCAAGTCCGCCATTAATGCCGTTATGCCAATCTCTGTAATTGCCCCATTTAACTATTGTTCCTTGAGGACTGTTGTAAAAGTATTCTTTACCTAAAATAAACAAGTGCCCAACACTGGGCTCGCTAATAAACACCGAATATCTTTTTAATAATCCATATTTAAGATATTCTTTTTCGTTGTCGTCAATATCGTAATGATATCCAGTCATGTATCCAGGTTCGACACAACTAATCCAACTACGCAATGGTGTAATACTTACTTCCTTAGCTACTTCAGTTTCGATATCTTTAGTGTTATAATAGTTTGTCCACTTAACACTGTCTGTATTAAAGTTGCTACGCTTCCATAAGTTTAGCATTGCTGCATATTCTGGATTATTCATATTCCAACGTGCTGGATCAACAGTAACAACCTTACCGTCAGTTAAGTTATCAATTACTGTATTCCAATTAATCATTATAAATCTCTTTAAACACATCAGCAAATATATCATTGGGCCAAGTCATAGATAAATGTTTTGTTACTGTAATTTCAAAGAACTTCTTAAAGTCAATAAAACCTTTATCATCAGTTGATGCATCAAAACGATATGCACCGTGCTTACCTATAACACCTTCAATAATTCTTCTTTCAATAAATTGCTCTTCGTATGGAACTACAGAATAATGATCTATAGTCTTTAACACGTCGTCTTTTGAAATATAAAAACAGTGAGGATACAGTGCCATCTTCCAAAATTTATTTTCTTTAGTTGCAATTAAAAAATTTCTAATTTGCTCTTGCCAGTTAGGTAGTTCCTCATTTAGATTTCTACCGGGGGTGAACAATATCTGTGATAATGTTTCCTTGTTCCATTCTATAAAAACTTTTCTACTTTTAAGATCCACGTCATATACAGTAGGTGTAGTTTTAAGATGAGCTAGATTGTTTAAGAACTTAACTTCTCTTTCAAAAAACCATTGTACTAATTCTTCATTTACTTGTGTATCTTCGTCAGAGCGATATACCGGATCTGTACAGTAGTGCATACACATTACTGTCTGTTCTGGATTAACAGTGGGTGTATACAGCAGGTTTGAACTATGTGGGACTCCGTTAGTGTTTAACTTGTAATAGTAATTCCAACTACGTGTGTCAGTCATTGTTTATCCTTGTCTAACTCGGTATATTCTTCCCATTGATCCCAAAATTGAGTCTGTTCTAAATTCTTATGTTTACCACAAATGGTGACGCACATATGAGATTTATTATCATGCCACATGTCTTTCCATACTTCTTGATATTCATTAGAATTTAAAATGTCTTCAATTGATCTTTTAAGAGTATTAATTTCACCTAACTTAGATACCATGGTATGATGCTGTTCAACCATTTTCCCTCGTATACCTTTTGTTATATCATCGGAAACAAACATAAACGGAACTGTACCCAAATAACAGCAAGCATAAAAATCTTTGTAAGCATCTATATAAATTGCGCTGCTACTTTGTGCTCTGCATTCTATTTCTGCAGACTTCATAGTGTTATCCCAATTCTTAATTGTTTCTTTATCAATTAATTTAATTGTTGTTTGAGAAGGTGTTTCTAAATAATAATCAAGAGATCCATTTTTCTTTAAGACAGGAAATTTTGTGTCTGTTAAAAACCTAAAACTATTTTTAATTGATACGTGTGCAAACCCTAAATTTTTTGCTCTCTGTCTTACTTCTTCTATTTGATGTTCATTATGCTTAAATTTAATAAAAGCCCACTCAGCTATTCCGCCGGCGTTAATAAACGCTTGTGCATTTTTTATAACTGTTTCATATTTTGTATCTATTCGATATAAACTAAGAGTGTCTTCTAATCCGTCAATAGCAAAAATAACTCTATGATTTTTTGGTAATGCTCTTGCTAATCTTTCCCACCACTCTGGTTTTCTTGCTCCACCGTTTGTATGAAATTGTAAACATACATTAGGATTTGTATCTGTAGTGTACTGACACATATCAATGACATCGTCATTCATCATAGGATCACCAAAGTTTCCACACAAGTGAAAACATTCAATTTGGTTCAGTACCTTAGGATTCATTATAATTTTAAAATCTTCAAGTGTCCACTCTGTAGTTTTAATAAGAGGATTTTCCAATCCACCGTTAATGTTTCTTGGGCACATTGGGCAACGAGCCTGACAGTTGTTAGTTATTTCTAACTGTAGTTCTTTAAGGTCGCTGAATTTAAACATTGCTATTCCAATTTAATTTTTTATTAATATACGCTTGTACTTGTTCTTTAAACTTTTGATCAGACGTATCTATATCTGTTAGTCTACAATCATAGATATCTTCATATGAATTTGTTTCATAATAAGCAAATACTCTATCAGATAAGAATGGGTTACACCCCCGTAGTCCAGTAAACCCGTTAGGTGAGTAAAATTCTTGTACTAGAGATTCTGCTTGATACCAATCCATTGTGTTGTGTTGCCAAATAACAATATCATTTCTCGTGCTACCGACGCCACCTCCTCGCGGAGTAGTAGATTTAAAAATAACATTTCCTCTGCTATCTTTAGTTACATTATACCCTGGATTTTGTCTAGCTTCTAATTTAATTAGTCCGTTGTTTACTAGTTCCTTAGTAAAACGACTTTGATTTGTAAGTGTTTCGTCGTAGTCCGGTACTTCTAATATGTGTGCGCTGGCGCTTTGTCTAGTCCACTTTGTATTGAGCCAGTCTAATGATTGATGCCACGATTCTTTAGTTTCGCCCGGAATGCCGCAAATCATTTGAATGTTTGCTCTATATCGCTTAGGAGCATGTATGTCAGTATATTCCTGAAACTCTAATAACCCTTGTTGTAGTTTGTCAGGATCCATACCCTTGCGTACAAGTTTACCAGCAGCATGATTAAATGTTTCAATACCCATGCTATGTCCAAGGAAGCCTAATCTGATATAAGTGTCCCAATGTTCCTTATGTTTAACAACCAAGTCACCACGAGCAAATCCACATATCCAAGGATTGTATCCTAGCTCATCAACAGCGTCTGCATACTTTTGCAGTTTTTCAGGACGATCGTTAAATGTTTCGTCCATAACACGCCAATTCTTAATCCCCCACTTTTCGTAGCCTGTTTGCATTTGAAGTTTGAATTGTTCTTTGCTTACACTAACGTCTTTAGCTTGCCCAATGATAGGAAAGTTACAATAACTACAGCTAAACATGCAACCACGTGCGGTTTCAATTTGCGGGCATTCCCATGGCATCATAAAGTCACGTGTTTCGTAATCAACTAGGTAGCTGTCTAGTGGCGCTGAAGGATAATGGTGTAGTCCACGTATAACCTTCTTGCTGCCAAAGAATGCAGAGTCAGTCATTAATGGTGCGCCTAGTGTTCCGATAAGGTGTTGGCACAATGCTAGCACAGCATTTTCCCCGTAACTATCTACCCAATAGTCTACACTGTTGGCCGGAGTTGTTAGTGCGTTGTTGCCACCAACTACAATAGGAATAGTTGGATACTCTTGTTTTAGCCAATCAATAAATTCATTTAAGTATGGACTCCATGGATTCAAAAATGCCGTGCCAAAACAAAACATAACAGTCTTGTCTGTTGTTCTGCTACGCACTAGTTCTTGCAATTCTTCTAGTTGCCAAAATGCTGTAAAGTCTACAACCTCTGCGTCCCACTCATTCATTCGTAGGAATGTAGCAACACGGTGTACCCATAAGATGCGTTCCCATCGTTTGCCTGTTAGGCTAAAAAATAGTGCGTGGTTCATTCTACAACAAAACCCTCTGGCAGGAAAAATTTAAGAGTGTCTAGTTTATCCTGCGCTATCTCAAATATTGCTGATCCGTTTACATGCTTAAAATCATTTATGTATCCGTTTTTATTTGCTGCATTAAGCCAAGGACTAATGTGATAGTCAAACAAATATCTAGCATGATATAAATCTTTTGATACAGGTTTCACTGTAACCTTTATTGGATTTTCAATATTATTTTTTTTAAGCAATTGCCTAACTACTAATTGTACTCTAGCAACTTTGCCAAAGTTAGCCGCTGTATGTAATTGACCAGCATCCATGTTATACCAAATTCCATTTTGATTTAAAAAATGCATTTGGTTAGTTTCTAAATCTATCAAATAAGACTTCTCACCTAATATGGTTAAATGATATCTATCATCTATATCAGCATGGCATTGGTAACATTGCCCAGGTTCCAAAATTATAATTCTTGCTTCGCCCTTCAATACAGGCAAACTGTTATATAAAGTTTCCCAAACAGTACCTTTGTACTCTTCTTTTAAAATCCACGGATCGTAGAAGAAATCACCATTGGGTTGATTAATGGTTGTTTTCATACCAGCCTCGGGAAGCTGCTGTAATGCTTCTTGAAAGAGCGTTGGATCTATTTTATAGTTAGTTGGCGTTAGCATGAAAATATTTATATGCGCACTTAATGAGGTTAAATATTTCATGAACCGTTTACGAACTGCACCAGCATACTCAGCTGACTACTTAGAAGTAGAAAGACCCAGTCCATTGTCAGATTTAAAAATTGAACAGACAATACAGGATGTCCTCTTTGGCGGTCTAGATAAGGATATTACTGATAGTGTTTACACTAACTTTAAAAAAGAAACTACAAATTGGATTTTTAATTCTAAGTTAAACACAGTAACAGGGTTTGATAGTTTTGAGCGTGTAGACATTATAAACGGGTGTACCCAATTTATTGACAACTTATACATGCAGGGTCCAGTACAAGTTCTTAATAATGATTATAGATATCACCAACGATTAGGGTTAGCGTATGTTAAGGATGTGGGCTCGCTAGTTCCAGGCATTCCATTGATTATAGCGATGCCATTTCCTAGCACAGGTGCCACACATCACCAAATGGAGGAATTGCTAAATGAAGCGAGAGACAAGGGTATTAGTGTACATGTGGATGGCGCTTGGCTTACTTGCTGCCGCGGAATTAACTTTGATGTATCTCATAGCGCAATCAAGTCTGTAGGTATTAGTTTGAGTAAAGGACTAGGCTTAGGTTGGAATAGAATTGGCTTACGTTGGACTAGACAATCTAAACCAGATAGTGTTACAATAATGAATGATTTCCGTATGAATAATCGAGCACTAGCAATGATCGGTTTGCACTTTGTTCGAACACTTCCTCCTGACTACTTGTGGAATACATATGGAGACATTTATTATAAGGTGTGTAAAGATTTCAACTTAACTCCTACCCAATCAATTTATCTTGCGTTGAAAGAAGGTAGTCCAGTTGGCGTTAGTCCATTAATTAGATATGTCGCAGAACAGTAAAACATTTTGTATGCACCCGTTTACAGGGTTAGCCACTAGGGAAGACGGTGCTATATGTGCTTGTTGTCGTAGCCACCCTGTTGGCTTTATAGACAAAGAGTCGTTAGAAGAAATCTGGAACAACAAAACAATGCAGCGTATTCGTAGGCAAGTACTTAACAACGAACGCCCACCCGAGTGTGAGCCCTGTTTCAGTTTAGAGGACCAAGGTGTTGAAAGTTTACGTGTTCGACATATATCAGGTAAAATTCCAGAAGCACGTATTAACCTTTATCCGAACACTCCGTTACAAGAAGTAATGCCATTTGAAATTCCTACAATGGAATTAAAGTTAAACAACTTGTGTAATCTTAAGTGTCGCATGTGTCATCCGATGGATAGTACTAGTTGGAATGATTGGAGCGAAGTTAAAGACTTTTACAAAGCAGAAGGCAACATTATGTATGCCATTGTAGAAGAACATAATTTAGAACGCAAACCGTTTCTTGATAAATTCCAAGATGATCCAAAGTGGTGGGCAAGTTTAGAAAAACTATTGCCCTATTTTCGACGTGTAGAATTTGCAGGCGGAGAGCCATTAATGGATCCACAGCATTATAAAATTTTAGACATGCTTTCTCCATACGGGCATCAAATAGAAATTAAGTATGCTACAAACCTAAGTACATTAGGAATTAAAGGAGGACGAAGTGTTCACGAATATTGGCCTAAGTTTAGAAGTGTTGCCGTTAACGTCTCTATTGACGGCATTGGTTCTGTTTACGAGTACGTTCGCGGTAACAGCGACTGGAACATTCTTGTACAGAACATACAAGAGATCCAAAAAATCTCAAACATTAGTAGAATCGTCGGGGCAGTAACTGTTCAAGTAAGTAACGTGCTTATCTTAGATAAAATGATTGAGTATTTCTTAGATGAGTTAGGTATTGTGTTCCATACACACAGAGTAGAATATCCCAAGTTACTATCGGCACAAGTACTACCTCCTAAGTTGCGAGCATTAGCAATACAACGCCTACAAGAAGTTAGCTATCGTATTAAGGACTTTAAACTTGTTAAGCAGCATCCGCAACTGTTAGCATATACGTTGGGTCAAATACAAGATAACATTAACTATCTTAATGCTCGAGATCAATCCGAGAAATGGCAAGACTGTGTAGAATTTAATCGTAGATTAGATGTAACTCGAAATCAAAGTTTTACAGATGTAACTCCGGAGTTTAAGTCCATTGTCTAAAGTAACTAGTCGTTGGCCGCATCAAGATTCGATTAAAATTGAGTGGAATCTTGGCAAGCGTTGTAACTACGATTGTAGCTACTGCCCTAGTAGCATACACGACAATTCAAGTCCACACACCGACATAGAAACCCTTAAAGCAACTGTAGACAAACTAATGACTCTAGGCAAGCCTATACGTCTTAGCTTTACTGGCGGCGAACCTACAGTACATCCTAAATTTCAAGAACTAGTAAAATACTGTAAGCATGTTGGCATTAGTTGGATTAGTGTAACAACTAACGGCACACTACCTGCAGAGTTTTATCAATCCTTACCAGTTGATCAATATGTATTCAGTGTACATTTTGAATATGATTGGATGCGTATATGCAACACGTTACGAACTGTAGCAGCACAAACTCTTACGCCAGTTATTGCACAGCTAATGGCACATCATGATCATATGGCATTTGTTAAAGCATCGTACCATACATTATATGCAGATGGGATTTCTACAACTGTTAGGCGCATACGTTGGACCGAAGGCGACCATGACTTGTTTGACGATATGCGTTATCACCCTGATGATTTAATTTGGATTAAAGAACATAGTGCTACTGTAAAAGCAAATACTGTATTAACAGATGACAATGGTCAAGAGATGCTGTATCATGCTAATGACATTATTAAACTACATTTAAATCAATGGAAAGGATGGAGCTGTAATGCAGGCTTAGAAAGTCTAATGATTAACTGGGACGGAGAAGTTCACCGCGCTACTTGTCGTGTGGGCGGCAGTTTAGGAAATATTTACGCAGGAACTTTTAATGTCCCCGATGCTCCGATCATTTGTGATAGGAACTTCTGTACTTGTGCTGCTGACATTCCCTTAACTAAGGTTAAACTTTGAGACATGAGTTTCTGGAACACAGAAACAGTTTCTAATAGCACAAATTGATGGCTTCAATTCTGGATTAAATTTTTCTACAAAATCCTCATCCAGGATATTAAAATTATGATCTAACCCGTAAAGTGTTTGCCCGCATGATCCTTGAATAGATCCTGCCCAATCAATGTAAACATTTTCTAAGCCAATATCACAACTCCAACCTTGAAAGCTAGTCCACCCATTGTTAATGTAGGTGTTAGTCTTTGCTTTTTGTTTTTTATTGTTGTCAAAATACATAACACTTTCGAACAGTCTAATCTGCCCTTCAAATACTAATTTTATATTTTTCCAAAACCATAATAAACTAGGTATTCTTTTTAGTGGATTTTTTAGGAAGCCTTTTTGGGCAGGGGTTAATTGAATGTCAGTATTGCTTACAACCCTTATACCTGCTATTTTAAGAGTCTCAGGCTCAATTACCTCGCTGGTCATAATAAACCATTTATGCTTACTATTCTTTTTCATGTACTCAATAACGTCTAAGCCTTCCTGCCAATGCTTGCGGTCCATAAGTACTTTAACAGTTACCTTTTTATTAAACTCAAACAGAGTGTCAGCAACAGCAATCATATGATCAGCATCTGCTTGTGCAATATGAAAAGACAGATGTGCGTTATCTATTAAGTCACCATTTTCTTTCCACCAACGCAGTGTTCTACTACCGTTACTAATAATTGTAAAATATATGTCATTATTCTTTTTTACTTCTCGTATGAACTTTGCTAAGTCTTTCCACAATGTAGGTTCACCGCCACCCATCTTAAGATGTATTTTAGTTTTACCTAACTGAGTCTTATAATGCTCTGCCATGTGATTAAAATTTTTAATTATAAGATCTAAATTTTTTGGAGACGGGTAATCGCCGTCGTGACTTCCGGGCCAGCAGTATTCACATGAATAGTTACAAACATTATTAGGATGCCATCTTATTTCTAAGATATTTGCCTGTTGAGTTGATACAATCTTTATAGGTTTCATAGTAAATGTGCAATCTCAGGAAATGTAATTTTAAAATTTGTTTTACGTTGGTTATCCATTTTACTAATGTATTCGCGGAAGTCTGTAAGCAAGCGAGTATCGTCTTCGGCATCCATCCAATCTAGTATGCCTTCCCAACGTTTCCACCCATACGGGTTAATTTCCCAAAACTCTTTATCCTGTGTATAATGTTTCCACAGCCATTCTTGTAGTTCCGCAAACATTTTACGCACTTCTTCTTTGTCTTCTTTAGGAAGAACACGTAAACTTAGCCAAGTTGGAATCCATAACAAGTGTACACCAACTAGTCCACCGCCCATTGTGTGCCCAGCTGCATTTTTATCAAAATTAATTTTTTTAAAATTCATGCCCACTTTCCATTTGATAAAATCTGGAACGTGCTTGATATTTAAAATTTGTACTGCCATAGCAATGTTTGTTTGTATGTTGTTAGGAGCATTGTCTAACTTAATTAAATTAGCTTCTACAGTTTTCCAATCTAACGGATAACGTATATATTCTCCACGTGGGCCAATGCCGTCTAAACTAACACCAACTTTAACTTTTTTAAATTTTTTCCAAACGTCAATAATTTCATCTGACACTAGTATACCGTTAGTGTTATAACGCAAACTAATCTTATCTGCGTACCCACGCTTGATAATTTCTTCTAATAAAATCCTATGCTCTTTAATTAGTAAAGGTTCGCCACCGGCAAAGTACAATTGTTTAATGTTAGGAATCTGATCAAATATCTCTTCCCAGAATTTAGGATTCTCGTGCCAGCGGTTATCGTGTAAACTTTCATCCCAGCCCATTTGGCTTTTAATCAATGGGCTTTGAAATATCGGATATACTTTTTTGTATTCAGTTGTCCACATGCTACTGTCGTGCGGACTACACATAATGCACTTTAGGTTACAAGTGTTGCCTAGACGTAAATCTAAATATTGAAGTTTATGAGGGACTGTTCCGTCTTCCTGTGTTTCAGCAATTAGTTCTTTAATGTCCAATTGTTCATGTAAGTACCAAGTACCAGTTTCCCAAATACGTTTACTGCTGATGCCTCGTTGTTCTTCCTCGTAGCATTTAAGACAGCTAGCAGGAACTTCACCTGCTAACATTGTTTTTCTTACTGACTTCATATAGTCATTGTTAAATGCTTCTGTTGGTAAATCTCTTCCAAAGTTAGCAGGAGTTCCGTCTTCCTTTTTAACAAGTCCTACAGAATAATCGCCAGACTCTGCACCACTAGCATTGGCTACGCAACAAATACGCATGTCGCCGTTAGGGCGTGTTGCTAAGTGTATCCATGGAAGGACACAAAAGCTAGGGCTTCCAGATACTTCGGTTATTTGTTTTTGCCAATCACCTAATTGAGTGTTTTCTGGTTGTAACCAAAATACCTTATCCATTACTGCTTTCCTATAATCATGTAACGTGTGTACAAGGGCAATTCTAATTCTCCTGCCCACAATACATTAATTCCACACTGTTCTTTAAAATGTTCTAAACTTTTTGCAGGACGAATATGCTCATCTATAATATAATTGTTACTTTGCAATACAAGTAACGAATTATGCGGCATGCCTGACTTCCATAAATCAAATTGGTCTTGTGTTATATGTTCGCAACTTGTGTTAATAATTACATCAGCGTCGCTACGTATTGTACACATGTCCGCTGTTACTGCACGAAACTTGCCAACCATCTCTTCGCCCTTGTTCATCATGTTAGCAATAGGTTCACAACTAGGGTCGATGTCAATGCTTCTTATTGTTGTGCATATAATATCACTTTGAAACAGCATACTGGCAAGTACTCCTACCCACCCACCGTGTATATCTACACTAACAACTTTGTCAACATTCTTGCGAAGATTAGTAATCAACCACTCTTTGCTTTTAAGTTGTCCACTCCAAAAGGCATCCATAGTGCGCATAGGATCATTACTTTGGCGGATAGCTTGCATCCAGTAATGAAGGTGTTCAAGATCTATTTTCAAATTGAACCCCAGACTTATCAAAATTACCGCATTGTTTAGCACATTCAAATACTGGCTCAGAATCCCATGTACTAGATATCTTATCAAAGTATCCAGAATTAAAAATTTCTGCTAGAGTATGTTCTTGTAAATTAGGAAACAATCCTATCTTATCCATGTAGTCAATACGTGTGTTTTGTTTGTGTAATTTTTCTTTAAAGTCCATCCAACAACAAGGACCTACATTTCCCGTAGCAGCAACATAAATTTGCTTCCATTTAACAGCCTTGCAATTAATTGTACATTTTCCAACCTGCTCAACTACAAACGATGAAGGCAAATCTCTAGAATATTTTAATATGGTTGGCAACTGTTCTTTTGTTCTGTCACTTGGGTATAGTTGATACAATGTCTTTCCACTATCATCAAGGACAGGAAAACTAGTATCTGTAAATCTTGTAGTGTGTTTTATTTGAAAGTTTTTAAAACCCATTTGATTAGCAGTATGCTGACAAAGTTCTGTTTCATGTTGATTATGCTCAAACACTAACATGTGCCATTCGGCGTACCCACCAGCATCAATAAAAGTCTTAGCGTTATTTAAAATTTGGTTATAATCTGTATTGATGCGATAAAGACTATGTGTCTTTTCCGTACCGTCGATACCAAACACTACCCTAACATTTAGTTCTGCTAGTTTTTTCCAAAAGTTGGAGTTCCTTGCACTGCCATTTGTGTGCATTGACAATCGTATTTTCGGGTTTGACAACTTTAAATATTCGAGTATTGGAAGACAGTCTTGTGCAATAATAGGATCTCCTAAATTACCACACATAAACAAACTGTCTAACTGCTGAATAAAGTCTACACTAAACCATTGTTTAAAAGTTTCTAAGTCTATCTCAGTCAATGTCATTAGAGGATTTAAGACACCGCCGTTTATTCTGCGAGGGCACATAGGACACCTTGCCTGGCATTTTGTTGTAACTTCTAAGTGAATGTCTCTTATATCTTCTAATTTATACATTTTGGTATTTTGCTATCGGCTGAGCTTACACACGTAGGTGTAGTACATTTCTGTGGTTGTTTAAATAGTTCAAAACTATCTAAAGTACCTAACGGAACATCACGACAGCTATATGCTCGTTTGACTTCATTACCTCTTATTATAACACTTTGATATCCTGCATTACAATTCCAATTGGTAAATTTATTAAAGCCTAATGCATTGAATCTTTCTGCTTGGTCTATGTAATAATCTTTTTCACCGTCTGTTAATCGAATTTGAAAACCTTCTTGTTGTTCAAAATCATTTTGCATGATATTAATCATATCAGATGTATAGCCATCTACAATAGCAGTAGCAGTGTCATTGCTTTGCGGTTTGAGTGTTACGTTAATTCCTCTAGCACGTAGACGTTCACAACGATCTAAAGTTTCGTAGAACCTTTCCGGAACCATAACTTGATTAACTGTTACATGAACCAGCTCGTACATTAGCTGTAAACACTTATCACCAAACTCTTGTTCTTTGGCAAACTCTTCATGAAAGCTAGCCGTAATACTTTTACGCTGTAACAGCTCAGTGTTACGACACCAATTACCCCACCATTTTGAACCAGGGCTTAAATTAGTAGTCATATGTATGCTTTGGTAGCTACTTTCCGTTTCGTCTAGGTGTTTAATTAAATCAAGTAAATATTTGTATGCAGTTGGTTCGCCACCGCTAAAACTCCAATGGAATTGTGTAAATCCGTTTGCTCTTGCTTGTCGTTTAATTTCATCTACTGTACGTTTATACAGTTCTAAACTTTGGTAATCGGGCACATCGGTTCTAGCGTAGGGCCAGCAATAGCTACATTTATAGTTACAAAATCTGCCCAAAATCCAACTTATGTTAAATAATGGGCGATCCAACATAGTCTGTTGTCCAAAAGCAACAATGTCTTGAAGGGGTATTTGTGAGAATGTCATTGACACTATTTACAAGTGAGATTATAATACTGACGTAGACGTGAGTGTAACTTGGTAAACCTCCTCCTAGTAGCTTCGGCGAACGGAGGGTCCGGGTCTAGCTCTTAGAGCGACTCTGTAGGTTCGAATCCTACCGTCTACACCATTTTAACTACACAGAGGATAGTATGAAAAAGATTGCTTTTATGTTGTTGATAGTAGCTACTAGTGTTTTTGCCAAACCTGATTGGCAAGATCCTAAGGCTATGTATAGTTCTAAAGATAACATGTCAGACCATCTAAACATTGACATCCGTAATGTTGACAATGTTAATGCTACTTGCCAAAAAGAAAGCAAAGCCCGAGGTATGGGCGGTTTTGGCTACGGTGTTGACGCATGTACATTCTGGGTGGGTAAGCAATGTACTATTATCCTTCCTAAGAAGTTTACTAAAGAAATGTTAGGGCATGAAACTCTACACTGCCTGCAAGGATCGTTCCACTAATGAAAGAATACGACTTACAAGAAGAGATCCGAGACTGCTCGTGGATCATGGCTAAAATACAAGCTGAGGATAGGCGATATGCTCAAAACTTGTATGCAGCTTGGTGTAACATGCGATGGTGTAAGCGTGAGATGTGGCCCGTTCTTAGTGAACGCTACTGGTCAGCCAGCTGGCGTGGTGCTGGCGGTATTGTAGCAGAGCTTCGCGGTAAGGGTGAAGACTACATGGATTACTACTGTTCAGGTATGCGTGGCGGACTAAGTCTTGATCCGAATAATACAGATGACGACGACTATTTTGAACGTACCGGATTCCAATCAGAAGGTGTAGTATCAGAAGAAATTGCACAGGACTTGAATGACCTAGGATGGATGCCTGTTCCGTGGGATGACGAGGAATAGGACCATAAATATAGTATGATATATAACTACGAAGAAATTTTCGAAGACATCCCGGGAGATCCGGATAATTGTATGATGAAAATACCTCCAGAAATTTGTGAACAACTAGGCTGGGTAGAAGGCGACACAATTGTAATTAACGCGGAAGAAGGAAAGATAACTTTATCAAAGAAAAATGGCTAAAGACGATATTTTAGAACTAACAGGCACAGTAGAAGAAGTATTACCAGGTAACATGTTTAGAGTGAAAATAGAGCAAGCCTCTAACCCTATTCTATGCTACTTAGGCGGGAGATTGAAACAGCACAAGATTAGAATTATTCTTGGAGACTCTGTTAAGATCGAAGTCAGCCCGTATGATCTGACCAAGGGAAGAATATCTTATAGATTATGAACTCGATACTGGAAACTGTTTGCTTGATCTGCAATGGCATACGCAATGTAACAAAACAAGGCGTCAGTTTCCAACAGTTACTTACAACTATAAGAAGAGAGTTTGTCAATAACAATCTACACATTAAATTTAGATCATCAAGAAAAAAGTATCTAGGTGTTGAAGAATTTTACGTCAACGCATACTACGATGCAGAAGATGATGCAGAAGGCGATGTATGCATTGAAGTTATTGTGTTTCATAACTTTGACAAAACTGTTGTTTGGGACAAGCAACAAATTTCAGACTTGTTAAAAGAAATATTTGATGCAGTAGTCCACGAGTACAAGCACCAACGACAAGCTAGAAGAAGAAATTACAAAACATATTGGCCTCGTCATAATGGCAACTACCATTATCAATTGTATCTTACTGACCCAGACGAAATCGATGCATATGCGTTTAGTATCGCTATTGAGTTATGTAGAGCATTGGGTAAATTTAGAGCACTACGATATATGTCTCGAATTAGTACACTTGCACGATTTAAACTTAACGGGCGATTTGTAAGTCCAAACTTAAATGCGTATGTTAGCCATTTTGATGCTAACGACCCAATACTTAGAAGTATTATTAAAAAAGTCTACGTAAGAACACAAAAGATTGACACTGACTTCATTTTCGTGTAAAATACACGAACTATGTCAGACAAGCCTATTAAAGAAATCCCTCTCCAAACTGCTATTGAATTGGCCTGTGCTGCCATGCGAGCTAACGGAGAATACCTCAGTGAAAGTTCCGTTTGGACTACTAGCAACGAGCATGGCCATAAGTATCCTAACAAAGAACTAATGTTAATTGCATTAGGCGAGATTCATACAACCAAGTACGAAACAATGCCTAATAAGCCAGCATTGCTGTGTACTAACTTAGAAGATAGAGAATTTGCAAACACTATCCAAAAATACTTTCGTAAACTTTTGTTTACAGCAATCGAAGGCGGAGACGAGTTTCGCACATCATTGTTTACAATATTAAACAAAGAAACTGTTCCAGTAAATCATCTTGGATTCGTTGCATGTTTGCCTAGTACATACTATCGAGACAAATACGAGTCATCAGTTAAAAATGCAGAGAATGGATTTTTAGGATTGCCAGGTGATGAATTACTCGATTTGGATTGTGAAATTATTAAGTGTAACAAGTCAAAAAACTATGACGCATACAATGTTGATGCTATAATAGACAACAAACTTGTATCATGGATGGGTAAGCAATCAGTAGCAATAGGACCGTGTGTACTTGTTAAAGGTAAAGTAAAAGAACTTTCAAAACACTGGAAACACCCGGTTGATGTAACACGTTTAAATTATGTAAAGGCATTCCAATGAACGAGAAAGACATGTGGTTGTGTATGTTCTACAATAATCGTGGCGCAGGCATCGCTCCTCAATACTGGGATCGGTTTGTTAAGTTTTGCGAGCAGAACGGACTAACCGACGAGCCTCCTATGGGACAACGCCTAGATGGTAAAGATAAATGGTTTGAACACTTTAAGGAAATAGTATGAAAATGTATATCTGTATTAAAGACGACTTGCCTGTGGGCATGGCAATGAACACAGCCGCACACGCTGGACTGATGTGTCATATTAGTTTTGGGCATAAGGACAACTATAAAACATGGCTGAACAAGAGCTTTAAGAAAGTTACTTGTGCAGTAACACCTGCAGAGTTTGCTATGCTTAAAGAGTTAGAGGATACTCAATTAGTTACTGAAAGCCGCATGAACGGACAAGAAGTTGGCATTGTATTGTGCCCACGTCCAGACACCGAATGGCCCGAGTTTGTTAATCTACTTAAACTTTGGAAGTAAGCTATGACTGAACGAGAGATGCAAGATTATTTTCCCCAAGTATACCCTAAAATTTTTAGCGGTAGGTATGGTGGTATTGCTGTAGGCAAAGGTTGGTTTGATTTGCTTAATCAAGCCTGCCGTCTTATCCAAAGCCACTTAGATTGGAAACCGGATGTTCCGCAAGTTGTCGCCGAACAAGTAAAAGAAAAGTTTGGTGGGCTACGTTTCTACGTACAAGGCGGTGATGACTATACACAAGGTGTCATTGCTATGGCTGAACAGATGAGTATGATGATGTGCGAAGATTGTGGCGCACCAGGCGACCGAGGTGGGGATGGTTGGATTCAAACACTATGTGAAACTCACCGTGCTGAACGTGATGCGGCCAAAGCTAAGGCTATGGAAGAGTACGAACACCGTAAACTACTTAAAGAAGGATTTGAAGAATGATTACAATGAAAGAATGGATGGAAATCGTTGGCTATCGTATTACAGAAGGTAGTGACTACTGTTGGGAATGTTTTGGTACTCATGCTTACACTCTAGACAGCTGGAATGGCGATCAAAACGGCCACAGTTTTAGCATTACATTTGATACTAAGACTCAGGAAGTGTTTGAAGTAATGGCTCACGATTACAAGCACCAACGTGCTTATCGTATGATTAATCCAGACTATGCTAAGAAGCATAAGAAGGAGTGCAAGCGTAAAAATGTTAGTTTAAACGAAGCATGGGAAGATGTTGACTACGTTGATTTAGAAGTCGATGAAGACTTTGTTCAAAAGTGTTTGGCCATTTACGCAGGTGAAGACTACAGTACGGATGTAAGCATTCCTCTGGACTTACCCGATGACTTGCTAATGTTTGCCTTCAAAGCTGCTCATGCAGAAAATATGACATTCAACGACTGGATGAATCAAATGCTTCGCAACTTTATTGACAAGGTCGAAACAGGTGAAATTACTAAGGAAGATGCCCAGCGTTGGAAATTAGAAAGCAAAGGAAAACCTTGGCCGTTTGCAACAGACTCTGACAACGACTACAGCGAGATTTAAATGAGAATTAAATTAGTCAGTGACCTTCATTTGGAGTTTTCTGATATCAATATTCAAAATGATCAGGACTACGATGTTTTGATCTTGTCTGGCGATATTATGATTGCCACAGATCTTCACGACCATCCTGAGACAAGCTACGGCATGTACAGTAATGTAAACTTAGCTGATCTCGGACGTAGACAACAAACTGCTCTTCGCTTCCGTGACTTTTTGAAGCGTTGCAGTTTCCAGTTTCCACATACAATCTATGTGGCTGGCAATCATGAATTTTATCACGGCAAGTGGAACCAAACATTAACTACGCTAAGTGACGAGTGCGCTAAGTTTCCTAACGTCTACTTCTTAGAACGTGGTAGTAAAAAGATTGATGATGTTACTTTTATTGGTAGCACCTTATGGACTAACATGAACAAAGCTGATCCGCTGACTATGCATGCCGTTCGCGACATGATGATGGACTATAAGTGTATCCGTAAAGAGTTTGAAGGTTACACTACCTTAAAGCCACACGACACAGTCTTGCGTCATCGCGATTCACTTGACTACATTAAGACAGTAGTAGCAGAGCGTCCAGACGAAAAGTTTGTTGTTGTAGGACATCACAGTCCAAGTTTCCAAAGTGTGCATGAATCTTACAGAACTGAATACTTGATGAACGGTGCTTACCACAGTGACTTGAGTGAGTTTATCTTGGATCGTCCACAGATCAAATTGTGGACACATGGACACACTCATCATCCGTTTGATTACATGATTGGTGAAACAAGAGTTGTTTGTAACCCACGTGGTTACGAAAGTGATGGCTATAGCGAAGACAGCGGCTGGAACCCTAACATTATATTGGAGATTTAAATGACAAACCCAGAAAACCTAGTACCACCAAGTGTGGCAGAAATGCTACGAATTACCGGCACCAATACTGCCCAATTTATGGAACAAGTTGCAATTCATGTTGACAAATTGGAGCAAGAGGTGTTACAATTGCAACAACGCATTACAGAACTTGAAGGAAAATCTAAATGAGCGGGCGTGGGTACATTGCAGCGGAAGTTGAACAAGTTTGCGAAATGTGTGGCAAAATCGACGAGTGTCGTCCATATGGCCCAAACGATGAACAGATTTGTTTTGAGTGCGGCATGTTAGACGAAGAAACAACCAAAAAGAAAATGTCACAGTACATTTTTGGAGAGGACCTTTAATGAAAATCGGACTTAGCTATTCTCGTTGCGTTAGAGATATTGTTGATGGTACAGTAAACATCAACGATGTCCTTGTCCTTATTACTCGCACAGATTTTGATCCTCATAATGACGAGGAATGGACTAGTATTTGGCACGGCTACGGTGGTGGATCATCACCCGGTAGCATCTGGAGTGCGCCAGAATGGGCAGGGTATGATGACGAGGAACTGTTTCGTAAAATTAGCATTGATCTGTACGACTCTGGCAAGATGCATCAACCACGTAAGTTCGGAGCACACCCAACTCGTCGTCCAGAAATTTGGCTAGAAGCTGTTCTGCCAAACAGCGAACTGGAAACTAATCCAGCCGCTAAAGCTGCGTGGGATAAGTTCCAAAACATTGCAGCACTCACTAACGTAGAACTTGATGACAAATACCGATGAAATTCGTTATCCTTTTAGCAGCGTTGGTTCTAGCAGGATGCGGGGATAGTACCCACATTCTGTCGTACGACGAGCTTGTGCGATTTAGAACCAGTTGTACAAACAAGGATAACGAACTCAGACAGTTACATGACATCCAGCGTTTTAAAAACTTTGCAGCAGATCCAGATCAACTTAACGAAGAAGACCGTGCATACAATAGTCGCCTGAAAGCAACTATTTGGTGGTACGCGGTGGAGTGTAATCGTGAAAAAAATTCTACTACTGTTAACGCTGATCACTAATCTTGCATTTGCTGAGTGCAGTATTAATCAAGCCAGCAACATGACTTCTACTCGCAAGGTAGGAGCAGTTACAGATTTGATTAAAAATATCACTCCTGGAAAATGTGTTGTAAAGTATCGCATTAATGTTGACAATGATTGGCATAATGTTAAATGGGAACATAACGGCGTGGAAGACGGAGAATTTCTTTGCAACACTGCTATTGAAAATGGTCGTAAACAACTCCTTACTGTGTTAGGTGGACAGTACGAAGCTGAAAGTATTGTTGTGTGCAAAGAAGGAAAAGTAAAACACGGTCCTGTAAAAGTTGGTGATGAAGTGCTAGAAACCGAACTGCCACGTGTACCAGAAAAAAAGCAGTATTTTAAGTACAATAATGCTACGTGCAGATTGTTCCGTGAAAAATACAATAACGGAGTGTTGCGTATAAACCACGGAGTTATATGCAAAGCTGACAATGAACTTTGGACTGTAGTTGACAAGTGGTAATTTTGGCTGTATAATACAAAGTATTGTAACAGTTAGGAACCAAAATGATTCGAGTAGAAGACGCAGACAAGATCAATGAGTTTGAATTGATCATTGTTATGGACAAGCTCAAAGAAAACGGTGTTGAGTATGCTACAATTCGCCCAGGCAATAAGTGTCTTTGGGTAAGTCATGGGCTTATCGAATCCTACTACATCTTTAGCAAAGGTCGTTTGGTTGACATCCAAATTGATTGATGCTATACTACACACCACACTTAACACACAGGAGAAACAAATGAAATTGTTTATTGCAGGTACTATTTTCGGATTAGTATTAGCTACCGTAGGATTTAGCGGCATTGCTCGCATTCTTGATCACGGTGTTGACAAAGTTAAAACTCAATCAGTGGAGATGGCAAAATGAAAGACTGGATCATTATGTTTAGTATTAAACTTACACTAGTTTGTGCAGTAGTTGCTACAGCCTTACTTACCGGTTGTAGTACAGTGGCAGGTGTTGGTAAGGACATTCAGTCCACAGCAGAGTGGACTAAAGAAAAGATGGGTGGCAAATAATGAAAGCACTATTACTAATTCCGATCGTTGCAATCTTAGCAGCTTGTGGTACAACCGATCCATATGCTAAACGTGCAGAAATGGAACGTGATCGTCAAGTTCGTACACAAGAAAAGATTCTTGATAAGACACCCGACTGGTTTAACAAAGTACCCGCAAGTACCAATGCAGTATATGAAGCAGGTTTTGGTAGCTCGTTTAATATGTCAGATGCAGATGCATACGCAAAGAATGATGCGTACGGTAAGTTGTGTATGACTGCTGGCGGCAAGACTAGCTCAATGACTAAGACATATTCATCAGAAGGTGAGAATAGTCGTACACAAATAAATGAACGTGCAACTAAGAGTGCATGTCCAGGTGTTGACATGACTGGTGTTGAACAGCGCGAAATTAAACGCATTGTTACAGCTAACGGTAAGTTTAATACCTACGTTCTAGTTGCACTGCCCACAGGTGATGCAAACGTATTGAAAAAGGCAAAAGAAGCACATGCCGAACGCGAACTTGCGTTGAAACGTGCTCCGGAAGCATTTAAAGAATTGGAGACTCAATAATGTTTAAAGAAATGTTTGGTGCAATTGGCGCACTAGTAATGGCTGCATTTTTGATATTTGCATTGTCGTTTGGCGGATATGAAATGTACAAATTCTTTGCACCTAAGTACCGTGCAGTAGATAATGAAGTGTTCAAGCAAAGCGAACAATACAATGACGGTATGGTACGTGATTTAGAAAATTTGCAACTTGAATATATTAATGCGGATAAGGATCATAAAGATGCTCTTCGTGCTATAGTGTTACACCGTTTTAGTGTGTACCCTGAGGATCGTATGCCTCCTAACTTGCGTAATTTTTATAACCAACTCCGTTCAGGACAACAATAAAATGAAAAACTTTTTAAAAACCGCAGCACCGTTTGCAGCAATTCTTGCTATGTCATGCCTAATGACAGCATGTGACCCTGGTCCTGCTACTTCGACACAGATTGAACGTAAGAAGCAAGAAGAACTTAGCCTCCAGGCAGTTACACAAGTTGGCATGCCAGCTATCGTAAACTTTGCTGAAAAGCGCATGATGAAAGACATTATGGAGTTGCGTGACAAGAACGTAGCTACTACAACTTATTTGGTTGGTATGAATAACCAATTGACTAAGGTATGTGATTCAGTCGGCTACGGATTGCCGTATGCTACTCAATATACTAACCCAAGTCGTGTCGTGTATGATAGCGGTCACGGCAATGCTGTAATTCCGCAAGCTGATCCAAACGGGTTGTACAGCCCAGCAAGTGCTGACGGTACTTGGGTTCTGTGCGTAGATCACAAAGATGGCAAGGCTAAGCCTGTGTACATCGAGCCACGTATTCTTGTTAGTCCATTTCCAATCCAATAAAGGAACTTAAATGTTTTCAATCATATTTTTCGTATTACTGGCAATTGTTGCCGCAGGAGCAATTATTGTATTGCTCGACCAAAAAGCACTAGGTATTTTAGCAGGTGTGCTGATCCTAGTAGGTGGCATTACGTTTAGTTCGTTCACTGTTATTAGTGCGGGCCATACTGGTGTTATCGTTACGTTAGGTGAAGTGAATCCAAATGCACTAACCGAAGGTGTTCATTTTGTGAATCCAATCAGCTCTGTAAAAGATGTTGATGTACGACTGCAAAAGGATCAACTGGCTGGTGCTAATGCATCAACTAAGGATCTGCAACAAGTTCACACAGATATTGTTGTTCAGTATCGTTTGAACGCTGCAAAGGTTCCACAGATCTACAAAGAGTTCGGACTTAACGTAGATGAAAAGGTTCTTGGACCAGCTATTAACGAAGCGTTTAAATCGGTTACAGCTCACTACACAAGTGAAGAATTGATTACTAAGCGTCAGCAAGTTAGTGACGAAATTCAACAAATGTTGAAAGCTAAGGTTGCTCCGTTTGATATTGACGTAAGTGGTATTAGTTTGGTTAACTTTGGATTCAGTGCAGACTATCAGAAGGCTATTGAGCAGAAAGTTATTTCTGTGCAACAAACTGCCAAAGCTGAACAAGACTTGCGTCGAATTGAAGTTGAAGCTAAATCACGCATTGCTCAAGCTGAAGGTGAAGCTAAGGCTATTAGTATCCAAGCACAAGCTATTCAAAGCAACGGTGGTGCAAACTACGTACAGCTACAGTGGATTGAGAAGTGGGATGGTAAACTGCCAACTACTGTTCTTAATGGTAGCAACGGTATGATGTTAAACATGGGCAAGTAACATGTGGCGCCGAATTATTTGGCAACCAACGGCAGGGTATTGGCTATTTTATGCAAGTGCCATTTACCTTGCCGTTGGAATGTATTCCACATTTGTTGAGAAATTTGCTCGATTTGAATTGATTGAGTGTGCGTGGTTGTGTATAATTGCTTTACCGTTAATTTGTAATCCGCTGGCTCGCCGGCTTAATATGAAAGAGAATCATATGTTTGATATGTTCAAAAAGAAAAGTAACGTAGTTGCTTTTCCGGATATTCCGAAGACAGAAGTTAAAACTCCTTATACTCCTCCAGAGCCAGAAAAGCCTGTTACTACTTACTACCGTTTGGGTCTTACTAGCAATGGTCGTGTTAGTTTCCAAATGGGTTATAGTGAAATTACAATGAACGCTGGTGGTATTGATAATATGATCAAACAGTTAGAAGTGTTCCGTGATCAAGTATTGCAGTATGAAGACAATGGTCCGGAAGATGATCCAGATGGTGGAGAGCCAGTACCAGTACCAGAACAAGAACTAGAAGTTAAAAGTAAAAAGGCAGCATAATGAATTTTTTAGATTGGTATAGAAATAATCAGACAGAAATTACTTGGTGGGTAATTGGCTGGTTGTGTTTTGCTACGTTTGATAATATAATACATGAACAATGGTTTTGGGCCACTGTTAACGCAGGGCTCATTTATTTAAATTTTAATTTTTGGAAACATCGCTAATGACACGTTTAATCCCTACAGTTATTGAAACAGAAGCACGTGGAGAACGTGCATATGACATTTACAGTCGTTTACTTAAAGACCGTATTGTTATGCTTGACTCAGATGTTAACGAGCATACATCTAGTGTAATTGTAGCTCAACTACTATTTTTAGAAAGCCAAGGCAATGAGGACATTACTTTTTTCATTAATAGTCCTGGCGGTTCTGTTACTGCGGGCTTGGCTATTTACGACACCATGCAATTTATCAAGCCTGATGTAGCAACTTACGTACTAGGTCAAGCATGTTCAATGGGCTCGTTCTTAGCACAAGCAGGGCATCCCGGTAAGCGTTACGTATTGCCAGAGGCACGTACAATGATTCACCGCGTTAGTTCTGGCACACGTGGTACAAGCGGTAGCGTACACGTACAAGAACTAGAGTTTGAAGATGCAAAACGTGCCATTGAAGAGTCAATTCGCATTAATAAGCGTCTAACTGAGCTGTATGTTAAGCATAATACTGCGGGTAAAAAGTACGAAGAATTGTTTGAAACCATGAAGTTTGATACATTCTTAAGCGCAGAAGAAGCTGTAGCCTACGGTTTAGCTGATAAAGTGATTGATAAACGCCCATAAAGTGCGTATATAATAGTACACCCTGGGCTGCTATAAATAGTATGTCTAGGAGTGTACTATGCCTTACTTCAATTGGGCTGAATTGGACCGCGATTCGTTGTACTCATACTTTTACTCTTTAAACAAGAGTATTGTGGGTAAATCATTGACTCCTAAAAAGATACAAAAACTTATAAGTTACCATGTTAAAGCATGGTTGCCTATTAAAGTTGTTAGTCATACTAATTCAGACAATAAGCGTGGATACGTCTACATGGGCGGAATGTATCATAGCGATTATGATAACAAGTATAAAACTGCTATTGAACTTAATCTGCACTATCATATTAGCGATACTACTCTAAAAATTACCGACTATCGTTGGAAACGTATGAGCTTACGTTTTGCTGACATTATGCTACACGAAATGATCCACATGCGACAGTTTCGTGCTAGAAATTTTAAATCAATTCCTGGATATCAAAGTACTGCTGAAATTACGGCAATTGCTCGTGAGCAAGAGTACTACGGTGACAGGGATGAAATGGGCGCATTTGCGTTCAATATTGCCTGCGAAATGATTGATCGTTTTGGCTACGATCCTACTACAATCAAACGCTATATGGATAGTGATGGTGCTAGAAGACACAAGAATAGTTGGTGGTACAACTATATGAAGTTTTTTGGTGGCGATCATAACCATAAAATCCTACGCAGAATGAAGCTCAAAATTATGCGTAATTTGGAAAACGCCTACCTAGGCAAACCATTTAAAACCACTAACCACTTGACTTATTGATAACTAGAGTGTATAATATACACTTAAACAGTTAAAGAGGTTAAGATGAGCGATCCATGCTACAGCGTTATTTCTTCATTAGAAGATCACCCTTCGCGTTTGAATAAAGAAGCTATCATTTTGGCGCAAGCTGAAATGGGTAATAAAGAATTCTTCGAAGGTTGTCGCCTTGCACTTGATCCAATGATTACTTTTGGACTAAAACAAATACCGGAGAAAACAAATGAAGATGGTCCTGGGCTACCTTGGGATAGTTTTACTCTCGCTCTTACTGGTTTTGTCACTCGCAATGTCACCGGTAATACAGCGAGGACTATGATCGAAACAATGATGAACTCAGCTACTAAGCGTGAGTGGAATGGTTGGTATCGTCGTATCCTTATCAAAGACTTACGCTGCGGTGTAAGCGAAAAAACAATCAATAAAGTTGTGGAGAAGAAATATGCTGACTATAGCATTCCTGTTTTCGGTTGTCAACTTGCTCACGATAGTGCAAACCATGAGTCTAAGGTTACAGGAAAAAAACTTATCGAAGTTAAACTTGATGGGGTTCGGGTTATCACTATTGTTCGCAGTGACGGCCGTGTCGATATGTTTAGTCGGAATGGTAAGGAGTTGGTAAACTTTCCACACATTGCAGAACAGATTAGTGCAGTAGTTAAACAAGACCCTCCACCTTACGACCTAGTGTTAGATGGTGAAGTAATGTCTAGCAGTTTCCAAGACTTAATGAAACAAGTACATCGTAAGAGCGATGTCCAAAGTGATGACGCCATTCTTAATTTGTTTGACGTTATTCCATTATCAAACTTTGAGGAAGGTGCTTGGGATAAAAAGCAATCGGATCGTAGCGACATGGTCTACTACTGGCACAAAAAGCATAAAGATACATTGCCTAATGTTGCAGTTGTTGGTCACGAACTTGTTGACTTAGATACTGACGAAGGTAAAACTCGTTACAGAGAAATTAATGCCCAAGCTATTGCCGGCGGGTATGAAGGTATTATGCTTAAAGACCCGGAAGCACCCTACGAAGTTAAGCGTAGTGTAGCATGGCTCAAGTTGAAACCATTTATTGAAGTTAGTTTAACCGTTGTTAGTGTTGAAGAGGGTACTGGTAAAAATATCGGGCGACTTGGCGCATTTGTTTGTGAAGGTGTTGATGATGGGCGTACAATTCTTGTTAATGTGGGTAGCGGGTTTAGTGATGATCAGCGTGTGGCTTATTGGGCCAGCCGTGAAGATGCAGTTGGCAAAGTTGTCGAAGTTCGGGCTGATGCGATTACCCAAAATCAGGACGGTACTTATTCTTTACGTTTTCCACGATTTCTCCATTTTAGAGGCTTTAGCAATGGCGAGAAAATTTGATATTAAAAGATCCATGCACAAGGATATGGTGTATGGATCTCTAATGGAACTTGTTAAGAATAGACAAGTTTGGCACGAAAGTACAGTTAGTGTGGAATACAGCCACTTGACTGAAGACGGTAAGAATGCTATCATACATGTTGTTGAAGAATTGTTTCGAGGAATGCAAAACATTCAGCAACAAGAAATAAGAGAAGAAGCAAAGCAGCAGACCATGAATGCACTAAAATGAAGTACGTAAGATTAACTCTAATAGTTTGGGGAGCCCTCGCTACCTTTGTTGTTGTGTTAGGGTTAATGTCTAAACCAACTACCGAAACTCACGTGTTCTGTGCATATAACAGAGCATTTGTTGAGTTTGAAGAAAATGGTAAACGTTGGGGTACTATTATGTTAGACTACCAAGGAAAACCTATACCGTGTACAGAAGATGATGTACGCGAACTACCAATTAATACAAAGGAAATTATATGAACCCGTTTCGCGATCAAGAAAAATTTATGAAAGCATGTGGACAGACTGTTGATACATTTAATAAAGAACAATTTGCACTATACGTAAACTTGATTGAAGAAGAGTTTAAAGAACTCAAAGAAGCTATTAACAATAACGATCTTGTTGAAACACTAGATGCTTTAGAAGATATTTTAGTTGTTACTATCGGCGCTATTCATAGTGCAGGTATGGATGGCGAAGGCGGTTGGAAAGAAGTTATGGGTACTAACTTTGCTAAAATCGATAAAGATACTGGACTTGTACGTAAACGTGAAGACGGTAAAGTTTTGAAACCAGTAGGTTGGGTTGCACCTAATCTAGAACCATTTGTGAAGAAGAATGTATAAAGTGAAATATTGGTTACTCGGATCATTGAAATCAAGGATGTTTGAAACACTAGACGAAGCAACACGATTTGCCGTTTATCAAGCACCATTTCAAAGTGTACACGAAATTTATAAAGTATGAATATAGCACACTTGTTTCCAACAATGGTAGGATCATTTGATTTTTCAAATGATCCTGAACTGCCAATACTGCTAGATATTATTAAAAAATATCCAACACAGGATCACATGTTGTTGAATGGCGGTGTAAGTAGTTATTATACCGAGACTAGAATTTTAAACGATCCTCGTATTGCAGGACTTCGTAGTCGAATTCAAGATAGCGTTAATCAGTATATTGATTACTTAGGAGTTGCACCAGTTGAACTAGGAGTTAGTTGGTTTAACTTGCTCGGAGAAGGTAATCGAGTCAATCCACACCGTCATGAAATTAGTGTTGTTAGTGGTGCGTTCTATGTAGAAGCAGACGAAGGTAGTGTCGGCTTAACATTTAATTCACCTCTTGCTCCGTTGCGTATGTATGAATTTGTACAAAATGTTAATGAACTTAACAATAATTTTTTTACAATGCCTTGTAAAACAGGATTACTATGCTTGTTTCCATCATGGTTAGAACATTTTACTAACATGAATGAAACAAAAAATAGAATCACGGTCAGTTTTAATACAACATATAGATTTGGAATAAGTTAAAAATGCGTAATCATTATTGGACATGTAGTAAGTTTGCCGACTGGGTTCGTGGAATTCCAAAGGGCGAAGCTAAGACTAGCGAAGGTTGGGACAACTGGCACAAGCTCGCAGGACAGAGCAAAGTACGCTATTGGTTGGCTGAAGAAGGATTAGACTATGCTCAAAAGATTGTTTTCTGGATTCCAGATACACTCCATTCCATTAAGTACTATATTAATAACCGTTGGGTTACTCGTACTCACGCTCTTACTGCCCATCCTCGCGATATTAAACCTGGGACTTGGCACGATGTGGGAGGTCGCATTTTGCCTTGCCTATTTAATGAGCTACAGGATTTTGTGGAAGTGGAACTCGCCTGGTGGCACATCGCCTGGGCAGACGAAGAAGAGCGAGCAAAATACAAAGTTCCATTCTGGGCAACAGGATGGTGGCGCTGGCGCACATGGCGTTGTCCGCAAGCTGGATTGGACAACCTCGAGTGGCAACGACAGCTTCGTTGGCAAGAAGACGAAGTCGGCCCTGACTCGGCTAACCTGGGAAAACTTACACCACAGGCCGTTAAGGCACAAGAAATTCTTGATCTTTATACCTGGTGGACACAAACATATCGTAATCGTCCAGACCCTTACGAAGCAAGTGGTTGGAGTGCTTACTGTGCAGCAAGCCGTGAAGCTAACGGTGGCAAACTAGGGTGGGGGATTGATAAGAGTGCTGAACTCAAAAAGATGAGTAGCATTGCTATGAAGAAGCTACGCAAGATGGAAGCCGACTGCGAAAAAGAAGACGAAGCTATGATGATTCGTCTTATTAAAGTTCGACACGGACTATGGACATAGACGTAGTAATAGACAGCGGACAGTACAGAGCCGAAGTATGGGAGCCAATGACTCCGGGTTGGGAATTTAGAGAACCATACCCGGAAGAAGTCTATATAGAAATAAATCAGTGGTGCATGGATACACTTAAATACCATGCTCGCACAGCATATCATATATTTGATTTTAAAAATCAAAAGGATTTAGAATGGTTTCTCTTAAGGTGGTCGTAGAAAATATTAAACGTAGATATAAAAAATATTCTAATAATCGAGTAAAAATGGAATCTGGAACAATTTGCGCATTGCCGTGGGTACACTTAAACATTATACCTAGAGGCAAAGTATATCACTGCTGCATGACTACAAACTATAAAGAGTTTGCAGGGGATCTTACGACACAAACTCTTGAAGAAGTGTGGAACGGCGATCATATGAAAAGTATTCGCAAGGATATGATTAGCGGTGTTGAACCAAAGGCTTGCAGTAAATGCTTTGAAGCAGAACGTAGTTCCGGTACTAGCACAAGAATACACCACAACAAGTACTTTAGTAAAAAATTAGCAGAGATTCCTGTTATTACAGCGCCAGACGGACACGTCGACAATGTCGACTTAAAGTATTGGGATTTCCGTTTCAGTAACCTATGTAACTACAAGTGTCGCACTTGTGGTCCAGAATTTAGCAGTGCATGGATTCCAGATTCGGAAAAACTAGGTTGGGTATCTAACGACAAAAAAGTATTAGAGATTAATAGCGTAGACCAATCCACTAACGTAGACTTCTTAAAAAAATACGTAGGTACTGTTGAAAAGATTTACTTTGCTGGTGGGGAACCGCTACTAATGGACGAGCATTGGCAAATTTTAGAAATGCTTGATCAAAGTCAGAGATATGACGTAGTGCTAACTTATAATTCAAATTTAAGTAAATTAACATATCAAAATAAAAATGCCCTAGATTACTGGAAGAAATGGGGGAAGAAAGTTTGGTTATGGCCAAGCATTGATGACATTGACGATCGTGCCGAACTAATACGCAGCGGTACTAATTGGAAAAATGTAGAAGCAAATTTAAAAGCAGTGTCGGCTTTAAATATTCATGTCCGACCAAGTATTACTGTAAGTTGCATGAACGTTCATAGAATTCCTGTTATCTTAGATCGATTGATCGAGATCGGTGTTATTAAACAGGAAGAAGAAAACTGGACTAACTTTTCAATTAACGTTGTAGAATACTCTCCTAGATATCATGTTAGTGCGCTAAAGGATGAAACAAGGGCTGCAATTAAGCAACAGCTAGAAGACTATATTCTAAGTTACGAAAAAAGATTTAACGTAGATATCCGTCCTCAGTTTTTGCATTTGTTCTGGCATTTAGATAAACCATTTAATGCAGAGAACGCTCGACAATTTAAAGAAAATACTCTTCTATTAGATAAAATAAGAAACGAAGATACGTTAAAAACAATACCCGAAATAAAAGAGTTATTTGAATAATGGTACAATTTATAACAAAGCCTAAATCATCGTACGACAATCCTGATGAAAAATTATCAAAATTTGCTTGCATGGTTCCATTTAAGCATATTGAAATTCATACACAGGGAAACGTCAGTGCATGTTGCCATACCTGGTTACCTGTGTGGGTAGGAAATTTACTTAAAGAATCTGCAGAGCAAGTTATAAACAACATTGATCGAAAAGCCATTCAAGACGGAATGCGTTGCGGGTCTTTTACTAAATGTAATGATCAATGTCCGCAATTAAATTCACTGTTAAATGATAACAAAGATTATTGGGACTTAGTACCGGTTGGCGATTTAGATAACAGACTAAAAAAAGCAGCTATGCATGTTGGGTTTAGTTACGATGTAAGTTGTAATTTACAATGTCCTAGTTGCAGAAATAATCTCATTGTTTGGCGCCCAGATGATCCAGACGATGCCAACGGGCAGATGATTAAACAGATCCATAACAATGTCAAAGACTTAATAAAAATTCTATTAACACAGCATCCTATAGTTAGTTTAGATATTACAGGTAGCGGTGATGCATTTGCTAGCCCGCTGTATTGGGATTACTTGCTAGAACTAGCTAGTCAACCTATACCTAGCAATCTTCGATTGACTCTTAAAACTAATGGTGTCATGATGACCGAAGAAAACTTGCTGGCTATTAAACCATTGTGGCCTATTATCACTTATATTGAAGTTAGTGTAGATGCTGCTACAGAAGACACTTATAAGATTGTTCGTAAGAATGGTAACTTTAAAAAATTAAGACGCAACCTTGATGTACTAGATCAACTAGTAAAGGAAGGTAATTTCCCTGCAATGTCAAATTGGCAAACTAACTTTATTGTGCAAAGAGATAACTTCAGAGAACTTAAAGAGTTTGTTGTATGGCAATTAGAATTTAAATCAAAACCTAAAATCTGGACTAACTTATTAGCCCAATGGTATCATATGTCCGATGAGCAATTTAATAAAATGGCAATCTGGCAAGACACACATCCTAGTAAATCTGAGCTAATAGAAATCTTAAAAGATCCAGTTTTTAAAAGTTCACAATTAAAACTTGGAAATCTTACATCATTGATACCATGACATCCAAGCAAGTAATTTTTAAAATTAGATTTTTTGGAGGACTAGGTGATTGTTTAAAGATGCTTACAGAACAGACATCTTTATATCAACATTACCAAAAGAATGGATTACTTATATATTGGGTATATTCTGATCCAAATATTGTAGAGTTTGTTTATGAGCGTTTTAGAGGATCAAAGATCCTCAATGGTGAATGGGCTTACATTCGAGACTATGATAAAGTTTCAGACTATAATACCGGACATACAACCACTGTATCGGGAGGTTACCCCGTACATCAAGCATTGTACGACTTGTTGATCCACTTTCCATTTTTTCAATTAGTCGATCAAAACACGTTTGCAGTCACGGATGTTCCAGAACTTAATAATTATAGATGTAACAACTATCCATCGTTTTCCGAATCGAGTCAACTAAAAGGTTTATATGAAAACGAGCAAGGTGGCTGGAAAATAGAATTAGAAGATGAATGGGTTCATAGTTTGTTAAGCGGTGCTGACTACACTTTTTGCGTACAGCTATCCGGTAGTAATTCAGCTAAAAAATATGATGCTGCAAACTATGTAAAACTTTTTAAACTAATTCTAGGAAGATATCCATCTTCTAAAATTCTTTTAATTGATAGACCAAACTATATAGTTGATCCTACAATATTATTCGATGATCGGATAATTAATTTAGTAGGAAAGGCATCAATGATACAATGTGCTAGGATAATACAAGAAGTAGATTATCTTATAGCACCAGACTCATACTCTAAATATTTAAGAAAATGGGTCGACAAAAAACAGATAATATTGTGTGCTAAATTAGACTGTCACCCTGATCCAAAAAAAATGTTAGAAGATGCGTTTAACATTGTAGGACTTTGTGACAACATACAAGTATCACTATTAGGAGTACAGTATCTTATGAATAACAGTAACATCGTAGGTATGGTTTTAAAAATTGTAGACTCCATTAACGATATAAGCCCTGAAGAAATTTTTGATCGGATTAAACTATGAGCAATACTAACAAAGACAGAGATCAAGTTATTCTAGATCATATATTAGAAAAAGATAAAATTAATCATGCCAATAGTCATTTAGGAAATGTTAATAAAACAAATCCAACATTTGAAATTTTTAATAGACCATGGGATGCTACTGACAAATACAGAGTTGCCATGGTTATGCTACCAGCATGGGGTATTTTATTTCCGCCATATAATCTAGCTAAACTTACAGGTCTAATACGCCATTACGGATACAGTACAAAAACTTATGATTTAAACATCGAGTCGTTTCACGAGATTAAAAAAATAGTCAACGATGACTATTGGAGAGGTGAAAAATATTTCCTATGGGATCATAAAGAAAATTTTAATGAAAAAATTCTTCCTATTATAAAACCTCTACTTGATAGAGCAATTAATGAGATAGTTGAGTCCAATCCTAAAGTTATCGGGTTTAGTGTTTATAATACTAATATACATGCTGTTGAATATTTTATCAAAGAATTAAAATCTAGACTACCAGATGCATGTTACATTGCTGGCGGCCCCGAAACACTTACAGGATCTTCTATTTTTAATTTTCCGTTTAACTACTTTTTTGTAGGAGAAACTGAAGGAACACTAATAGAACTATTAGAAAATTTACCTGAAACATATCCGATGGGTGAGAAGATCGGAACTACTGATAGCAAATTACAACTAGAAGCTTTACCATTTCCCGACTACTCTGATTACAATTTAACAAGTTATCAACACCCTGACGGTGTAAGTATCGAAACATCAAGAGGATGTGTAGCAGAGTGCAGCTTTTGCGCCGAGACATATTTTTGGAAATATCGAAGCAGAACACCGGATCGGGTAATAGAAGAAATGGAACACCAAATTAATCAATATGGTGTTAAAAGATTTTGGTTTGTTGATAGTTTAGCAAACGGCAATATTAATAATTTTAAAAGACTGATAGATTTGGTCTTAGAAAAAAAACTTAAAATCTGGTGGAACAGCTATGTTCGATGTGATGGACGAATGGATCGAGCGTTTATTCAAAAAATTAAAGATAGCGGTTGTACTTGTTTAAGCTACGGGGTCGAATCGGGAAGCCAAAAAGTACTTCTTGATATGCGTAAAAAAATTGAAATTTGGGAAATCGAAAACAATCTTCGTGACGGGGCAGAAGTTGGTTTGTTTAATCACGTGAATTGGATTGTTGGATTTCCAACAGAAGAACCTATAGACTTTTTGCATAGTTTACAACTAATTGCCAATGCTAGAAAACACATCGGAGCCATTAGTCCAGGGTTCGGTGCCGGACCTGCTAAAGCAAGTCATATGGACACCGATTGGAAAATTTATAAAATGGTTGGAGATCGGTTCCCAGGTGAACAGCCATTCTTAGGTGCATGGTACACTGAAGATTTTAAAAACACAGTGTTACACCGGTTTATAAGAATTAAACTGTTTCATAGTTGGTTAGATATTTTAGAAAGACATGCCGGTTCAGTTATATTGAATAGCCAAAAATATTCAAGCGTTGATACCTTTTATAAATTTTCAAGATCAGCTAATGCTCCAGAATATTGCAATTATGACCAATTTGTAAATTTAAACCAGTTTAATGATAATATGGGCATTGCTAATGAGTATCTTGCAATAGCATATGCAGCATATTTGTATTTTGGCGAGATTAACCTGTCTATAAATTTTGATCCTGCTAAAGATTTGCCAGCGTTCGGGACATGGTTAGCAAATGACTATACTGCTTCTTTTAATATATCAATTAAAGCAGACGGATCTTATACATTAACGTTAGCACATAAATTTAATCATAGAGCATTAGACGAAAATAAAGCCAAAGTGATAGAATGGGAGAATACCATGTATGATAAATCTTTTGAAGAAACAATAGTTAAATCTGGAAATATCTCAGATTGGATTTCTGATCAAGTCCAAATTAAGGAAACTGTTCACGAAAAATATCGAAATAAGTCCAAAAAAGTTATTAAAATTGAAATCGATAACAGTTGACTTTTAACATTTCTTTTAGTATATTACATACATATTGTTTAACAATAGGAATAACATAAATGGCTAAAACAGCAACTAAAACTAGAGTAACAAAGAAACAGGTTATCGCGCATCGCACTCGTGCAGTAAAGGACACTAGTCCGAGTTGGGAAGGTTGTGAAACTTGGGACGGGGATCAGTTTCATCGATATTTTGTAAATGCAATGACTTACTATCGTTTAGAGTCTGATATTAAAACTTACAAACCAGCAGTTGCTAAATGGATGGAATCAGTTGGCTGTACCAAAGCTGACATCACAGCGTTTAAAAAAGTTAAAGATAGCCGTGTTAACACTACAATGGGTGCTGTTGCTTGTTGTTTAAATCGAGGTATGCAGGCACAGCGTCCTGACTTCAACAAAGGGCGTGACACCGCGGCCTGGTTGAGAGAAGAGATTGTTAAGGTTATTGCAGAAGGCAAAAACGATATTGATCCAGACGAAGCTAAGGCAATCGAAGCAGCAAAGCCTGCTGTTTATACTCCTTCAATTCAAGAGCGTGTCAAAGAAGCTGCTTACAAAATGACTGATGAGATCGAAAACGCAATTGAAAGTTTTCAAACTGATCCAGATGCATTTGACCCGAAAGCATTTAAGGTACTTAATTTACTTAAAGCCGTTGATGCAAAGGCAGCACACACTAGAATTATTAAAAGCTTCTACGAGCGTGATTTAGCTGAACTTGAAGAAGCAGCTACCAAGGACGCAGATGAGCAGCTTAAAGAAGCTTATAGCCACCTTAGTAAAGCTAATTTAAAGAAGATTACGCAGTTCTATCAAGAAATTATGAGTGCTTGCGAAATGCTTGCACAAGAAGCTAAAGTTAATCGTGCTCCACGTAAAACAAAAGCAGTAAGTAAAGATAAGCTAGTTGCTAAACTCAAATACCTAAAAACTTTTGAGCCATTAAAACTAGTTAGCGTTAATCCAACAGATGTAATTGGTTCAAAAGAATTGTGGATTTATAATACTAAAACACGTAAGCTCGGAAAGTATGTTGCCGCAGAGTTTCAAGACTTGGGCATTAAAGGTACTACAATCGTTGGATTTAACGAGCATACTAGTATTCAGAAAACAATTCGTAAACCAGAAGAAAAGCTCAAAGAATTTAAAGCTGCGGGTAAAGTACAGCTACGTAAATTCTTAGAAGACATTAATGCAACCGATACTAAAATGAACGGACGCATTAACGAAGATACAATCCTGCTCAAAATAGCTTAAATAGTCGGTTTTCAGGTAACTCTCGTGCTAAGATAAATACAGCACGAGAGACCTATTATGACCCAACTATTCACTATTCTAAACGATAAAATCGTAATTGACAAACTAGCCCTAACAACATTAGAAGGCGACGTAACTCATACTGGTAGTTTAACAACAGATACAATTACTGTTGATACACTTACTGTTAATAATCTAGTAACAAAACACAAAAACTCAACTGATGTAGGTAACTGGACTGCTAACTTAGAAGCAGATATTACTGGCAAAGGATTGGATTGGACTTGGGGACAAGGTAGTTATAAATTCATTTACAGAGACGGTGGGCGTCTTTGGTCCAATGCTGATATTGATTTAAGCACAGATAATTCTTATAAAATCGATAACGTTGCTGTACTAAGTGCCGGAGCATTAGGTTCTACAATTACAAAAAGTAATTTAAGACAAGTTGGCGCATTAAACAGTCTTACAGTGCTAGGTGAAGCAAGTCTAGGTCAGTTTGCTTTTTTTAGTAGTAACTTAGGACGTATTGGTATTAACACAGAAAGTCCTAATGGTTCTTTAGCTATTGTTGAAAATGATGTAGAGTTTATTGCTGGTAGTTCACGTGTAGGCAGTGCAGATGTTGGTACATACAGCAATGCCGATCTTAATATTATTACAGACAACACTGCAAGAATTGTTGTTAAGAATAACGGAGATGTTGTCTTTGGCAACGAAGTAAGTAAAACTGCCAATGTTACTATCTATGGAACCTTAAACGTTGAAACTATTATCTCAGATACACGAGTTGATCGTTATAACTCATTAGAGTTTAAATCAACCAAAGATTCTAACATTTACAATAAAGGTTTAGAATGGACAGGTACCGGACCAACTAGACATTTAGTTATGGCTAGCAATCCAGATAGACTTTGGACTAGCGAATCTTTTGATTTGGACAATGGGCAATCATATTACATTGGAGGTAGTCCAGTTCTTTCTGCCACTGCACTAGGTGCAAATGTAGTTACATCTAGCTTAACTAAATTAGGAAATCTCGAATCATTAACTGTTGTCGGTCCTGCAAACTTTACAAACGAATTAAATATCGACACAGCAAAATTCAAAACTGCTATTTTTAATGATCGTCTTAACAGTGTAAATATTGCTAGTACCGGAATAAGTTCTACTAGTAACATTTCTGTTCTAGTATCACAAGACGAAGTCTTTTACGCTGATGTTAATCAAGTTAACATTGGCAATAAAGATAATGTTCGTAGACCTGTTAAGGTTTATGGTCCATTGTCGATTGGGGTCAATAATCCTGACCCTAATTTTGATTTAACAGTCAAAGGCAATGTTAGTTTTGCTGATAAAAAGTTTATTACTGGTAATGTAGCACCTACACAAGGTACATTCAGTAAGGGCGATGTTTGTTGGAATAATCAGCCACAAAGCGGTAGCTATATTGGATGGGTATGTGTTACAGAAGGCGCACCCGGATTATGGTTACCATTTGGACTGATTACTTCACAATGAACTCACATATAAACAACTTTTTTGAACATCATAATAGGCAAATTGAAAAACTTAACAACCAAAGACGATACTGGCTTTACGCAAGTTCTGTAGTTTCAATCGGAATTATTTTTTTAATTTTTGGTTGGGGGTGGATTGATCAGCTACATTCTGCACCACTATGGTGGGTAATTGCATCTTCGATGCTTATTATCTCAGCTAACTGGTGGTACTGGACTATGAAAGTTATTCGAATTATTTTAACACACCAACAAGCCGAATATCATTTACTACAAGGTATCCTAATTGAATTGAATGAATTTAAAAACGATATTAAGCCATTGGCAAATCGTAATGTTGACAAGTCTAAATAAATCTATATAATTACTATATTAAGGCATTATATAGGCAATAGAGGACTTTAGACGCTCATCCCTCGTTAAAAATTCTGCGTGTCATCTATTAGGATATTAAGATGACTTGGATAATTGATAAAACTTTTGAATTCTGTTATGGACACAGAGTTCATACACAAACACTAAATGGTGAATATGCAGCAGACTTAAAGTGTGCTTGCAGACATTTACACGGACACGAAGGCAAAATGCAGGTACATTTAACTGCGCCAACGTTAGACAATACAGGTATGGTTACCGATTTTAGACATTTAGAATGGCTAAAGAAGTGGATCAACACTTATATTGACCATCAATTTATTATTGATAAAAACGATCCCCTATATGGAAAAATTATTGGGGATAGGGGCCTTGTTCCTGTTTATGTTCCAGATACTAATCACTGTGCTGGGTGGCATTTGGATCTATCGGGACTTGAAGCAAACACTCCAGAATATGAATATTTCGAAGGATTCATGGTTGTGGACTTTGTTCCAACAAGTGAAAAACTATCCGAATGGATGGCAGAACTTGTTGAAGCTAAAATGAAAAAGCTCAACGTACAAGTTGAAAGCATTGAATGGTGGGAAACTCCGAAGAGTCGTTCGGTGTTTTATACGGATAGATAATGATCGACAAAGATTGGTTAGAAAGAATTGTAATTGCTTACAAAGTATATCCTTACCCAAGTAAGGAAATAGAAGCATTTATCACTTGGTTATACAAGCAGTACGGTATAGTCCAAAATGATAAAGAATAAGTATTGGAAACTTTGGGCTAAAGCATTAGGCGAAAAATCAGGCAAAACGGACGAGGAATCGGACCGTATTGCTTGCATTCGGACTGCAATTGTGTTAACATACGTTATAACAAATTTTTTTATAATCGCAGGCGTCATAAGGCATTGGTAATGGGCAAAATAGGTTTCGCATGTAAGTGGATTGACTTTCCTCATCAAACTGACGGCATTAAAGCCGACGATGATGCAAAACAATATAACACCGGCACTACGACGGTTGCTTGGTTAAATAGACAATCAAGAGATGTAGCGGAGCAAAAGTTATGGGACCTAATGGTAGGCAATATCGAAGCAACAAGAAAGCTGGTGGAACGTGTCAGCACACTTGATCCTGCTCTTCGGATGGTTAGGCTTAGCAGCGACATTCTGCCTGTTTATACTCACGAGTCTTTTGCTGATTATTGGCGCGAACCTTCTGTTATATCATACGCCGAAACCCACTTCAAGAGAGTGGGTGATATTGCTCGCGATAGCGGTGTTCGACTTAGTATGCATCCTGGGCAGTTTACAGTTTTGGCAAGTGATAACCCAGGCATTGTCCAGCGTTCGATAGAGGAGTTTGAGTATCATGCAGATATGGCACGGTGGATGGGCTACGGCAAATCCTTCCAAGATTTTAAGATTAACGTCCATATCTCAGGTAAACAAGGTCCCGAAGGTATCCGACGTGCGTATCAACGACTATCGCCCGAAGCCCGCAACTGTATTACAATTGAAAACGAAGAAAATAGCTGGGGTTTAGATGATTGCTTGTCTCTTATGGATTTGGTTCCTATCGTCCTTGATATTCATCACCACTGGATTCGGGAAGGTGTTTACATCCAACCAGACGACCCTGCGGTTAGAAAAGTTGTGGATAGCTGGCGCGGTATGCGTCCTACTTGCCACTATTCTGTCAGTCGTGAAGATGTACTTGTGGGCCATACACCCGATGTGGCACCAGATCATTCAGCCTTACTTTTAGAAGGCTACAAAAAGCAAAAGCTCAGAGCACACTCTGACTTTTATTGGAATAAGGAAGTTAATAATTGGGCAATAAGTTTTCTAAACCAGTTCGACATAATGTGCGAAAGCAAGGGCAAAAACCTCGCCAGCATGGAACTGTACAAAAGCTCTCTAGAGAGCAACTGATATTTCGTATAGAGTCTTTGCGTGAAGAACTAGAGGAAAACCCTGAGTGGGATGAAAAGCGTAAACTAGATACGCAAAAAAAGATACAAGAATTTATTCAGCAGTTAGATAAATTCCATTAAAAAGGGTCCTATGGACCCTTTTTTTATGCTTTAGGCGCTTTAGGTGCCTTCGGCTTGCGAGGCTTGTAACTGCCTTGCTTTTTAGGTGCTCCTGCTTTTTTAGCTGGTGCTTTTTTAGGCTCAGCCGCTGGTGCAATAGATGCTACAACCGCTTCAGTAGCTTGTTCAGCAATAGGCGATACTGCTGGTGTTTCTACTTTGTACGGTACTTCTGGTGCTGCTTCTGGCTTTTTACCAAAAAAACTTTTAATAAATTTTAACATAATGTTAATCTCCTATTGACTATTTATATGCGTTTATAATTCGCCAATCGTCTTTAGACTGCTTACTGGCATATCCCAAACCTTACGAGCTTCAACTCCTTTGCTTTGTGCAAACTTTTTAGCATCGCAGTTACCGCAAACATGATATACGCTGTTATTTAAACGGTTGGGATCCATATTTCCTTTATCACGTTTAAATATTCCGTGGCAACAGTCACATTGAAATATTAAAACTGTTTTTTTACGCAAATATGCGTGTACAGTTCCGTATTTGCTCTTGCGATAATGAGCCTGCTGTGCGTATTCTTGTCCTAAGTACATAAGTGTATTTACATTAAGGTTATAAAAACATTCTGCTAAATATGATATCGAGGGCAAAACGTGATTACAATTTCACCATCAGCAAAAGTAAAAATACAAGATTTACTATCAGAAGAAAATAATCCCAACCTAAGTTTGCGCACCTTTGTTCAAGGTGGCGGATGTGCTGGATTTAGCTATGGATTTACATTCGATAGCGAAAAGAACGAAGACGACTTTGAGTTAGAGTGCGGCGCATGGAAAATACTTATAGATGCTATGAGTATGCAATATTTGGACGGCGCAACAATAGATTATAAAGAAGAATTAATGGGTAGTAGTTTCACTATTAACAACCCAAATGCAAAAGCAACATGCGGCTGCGGTAGCAGTTTCGGAGTATAAAGAAAATGGCAAAACAAATAATTGATATTGGTGTACAAGGTAACGACGGTACTGGTGATAGTATTCGTGAATCGTTCCGTAAAGTTAATGATAACTTTAACGAAATATATGCCATTTTTGGTATCGGTGGCACTATTGGGTTCAGTAACCTAAGTGACGGTGTAGCTTATGGTCCTAATCAGGTTATTATGGGCGATACTACTGGTAGTACATTATCTGCTAGATATCTAATAGCAGGCGATGGTATTGCTATCGATACAACCAATAATTCATCTGTAACCATTACTGCTAGTGCTGCTGGCTTAGCTGGTGATAGTTCGCCAACATTAAATGCTCCGTTAAACGTTAACGGACTGCCAATCGGACGTATTCCAGACCCGAGCGATGATTTAGTTAGAGCGTTTAACCTAACATATCAATCTAGAAATATTACTACTACAATCGATCAGTTGGCAATTAACAAAGGTTATGCTGATAGAACTTATGTTAAAATCGGCTCTGACGGGAAGGTTGCCAGTGCATTAAGAGTAAGAGACGAGCCAGCAAGCCCGCAAGTTAATGATGTAGATTACGATCCAACATTAACCGGTAATTATGTTTCAACTGAAGCAATGCAGCGTAAAGACGTTGTATACCGCGGTGGTGACACAATGACAGGGTCGCTAACATTAAGCGATCACCCTGCACCAATGGCTGGGTATGGTACACCAAACGGTGCAAGTGATTTACAAGCTGCAACTAAATTCTATGTTGATAACAGTACATTCTCGAGTGCTGTAAACTTGTATGTTTCAACATCAACTGGTGATGATTTACAACAAAAAACTCCTTTAGGTAAGGAAGGACGTTACTGGCAATATGCTTATAAAACTATTGGTGCTGCTGCTTTACAAGCTGAAAACTTAATTAATATTGCTAGTCAAGAACCTGGACCATATCGTCAACGAATTGCGTACACAATTGGACCAGATCAAACATTCAGTACAATTCAAAATATTACATTAAGTGGCGGAAATAGTGCAGATACAGGTTACACCGATGCATCTGATTTGTTAACTGCAAACAAAACATTTATTCAAGCAGAAACACTTGCCTATATTAATAACAAGTATGTAAATTCATTTACATACGATAAAACAAAATGCCAACGTGATGTTCAACTTATTTTAGATGCTGTTGGTTACGACTTAGTATTAGGCACAACATTTAATACAACTCGCGCAGCAAGTTTATATTTTGATGCTGCTTCAAGCAAAGTTACTGGCAGTCAATTAATTCAAACAATTGATGCAATTAAATTTGCTAGAGATCAAGTGTTAAACTTTTCATATGATAGTACTTCATTAAGAACATACGTTGGAACTGTTATAAATGCTCTATGCTATGACTTGTTATTCCAAAGCAACTATCAAAGTATTCAGGCAGCTATTCAGTTTAACTATGCTGGTACAAAATTAAGTACAAGTCAAATTGGCGAAGTCCTTACTAATTTAAAAAATAATCTGTTAGGTGTTGCAGCAACTACTACTATTGCTAGCGCAGAAAAAATTACTTCTATTGCCGGCACCGCTGGTTCAGCCACTATTATTGTAGGAACTAATACCGGGTTAGCAATAGGTATGCCAGTTGTCGGTACTGGTGTTGCTGCTGGGGCACGTATTTCACAAATTCTCGGTTCAACTATTACTTTAGACACAGTTAATCTAGCCGATGTGTCAGGCGACGGTATTTTTGGTACTAACGTTATTACTGTTGGATCAACAACTGGTATTGTTGCAGGACAACGCATTTCAGGTACAGGAATTATTACTGGTACAACAGTTGACCATATCAGTGGCAATTTTGTATTCTTAAATGAAAACCCATCAGGTGTTGTGTCAGGTACAGGCGTGTTTACTACATCTACACCAGTAACACCAATTAGCAGTGCGGTTACATCTGTAACAAACAACATTAATTATATTATCAGTATTATTAACGGCGGTGATATTCCTGCCGTAAGTATGCCTACAACTACATCACAGGATGTAGGATATTCTAACGCTAGAGATTTGTTGTTAAACAATATTTCGTTTATTCAAGCAGAAACAGTAGCATATCTAGGAGCACAGTACCCGTCACTAGCATATGATAAAACAGTTTGTAAACGAGATGTTGAGTACATTGTATGGTCATTAATTTACGACTTTATATATGGCGGTAATAGCCAATCAGTATACGCTGGCAGAATGTATTGGCAAAATGCAGTTCAGCAAATTGCTAGTTCTGAAGTGGCGCCAATTGTTGACGTATTAACTTATCTATCAACACTAATACAAGATATTGTAACCAACATACAACCAACGACACTATATCAACAAAGCATTAGACAGTACACTAACGATACACTAACCGGCGGTAGCATCACAACTAGTTCAATTAGTGCAAACATTTCATCAATTCAATCGCTAATTCAATCATCGTCATTCAGTCTTACAGTAACATATCCTACAACAAGTGCGGGAGCAACTGCGTTACAAACTGTTAGAACTAGTGTTTTAGCATTAACTACTACATATCAAAATAATGCGGTTAATTATGTTACTACAAACTTCCCAGTTATTAACGATGTTCCAACATTAAGTACAATCAGTTCATTATTCCAAATTGTAATTGATTTATTAACATATGGCATTAGCTCAAGACAAGCACCGACATTTACTAGCCCAGGAAGTTTAAGCGCAGGTAACACTCATGCAAGACAACTATTGCTTGCAAACTTAGATTTTATCTCCGACGAAGTTAACGGATGGGTTGCATTAAACCATCCAGAAGTATCATATAGTGCTACTAAGTGTAAGCGCGATGTTATCTACATGCTTGAAGCAATTGCATATGATATTACATATGGTGGTAATAGTGCCAGTGTATTTGCAGGATTACAATACTGGCAAAACGCTACATTGCAAATTGCGTCGAACGAAGTTAGTGTAACTCAATTGGCTATTACACAAGCTAGTAACTTAGCAGTTCTAGTTATTCAAAATCAAACACCAAGTACAGTATACTCAGCAACACCACAGGTTACAAACTCTGGATGGTCAGGAGGTAGTACAGCAAGTACTACTGTTGCTAATTCATTCAACATTATTAAAACAATAGTTGGAAACATTTCATTAGCACCTACTGTAGTGTACCCAGTAATTAGTTCTACTAACTACAATACTACATCAATTTCAGCACAATCATATATTGTAGCTAACGAAGTTTCTATTGGACTATTAACAACTGATTATCTCGACACTACATACAAGGGTGGATTCAATTATAACGAAGCAATTTGTAACAGAGACTTGGGTTACATTATTGACTCAATGTGCATCGACTTACTAACAGGCGGAACATATCAAAGTATTTCTGCAGGTAAGAGTTATTATAAAAATACAAGTGCTAGAGCAATAGCAATTGGTTCTCAATATACAGAAACTGTTGATGCAATTGTGTTCGCTAAAAATCTAGCACTACAAGTTTTAAATCAAACATCTGCTACACGTTACCAACAACTAGTATCACAAGTTACTAATAACAGTAAGCATCCATCAGCTGGCGCTATTACTGCATTAGGCAGCAACATGGATACTATTATAAACATTATCCAACACGGTGTTGGTGCTGCTCCTGCTGCAAGTTTTGGTACAGGTATTTGGAACGTTGATATTAGCAACGGCGGAAATGGATATGTTGATCAAGGTTCTCCTGGAAACAACGATATTATTCCAGCTAAAGTTTTAGTTGGTATTACATCTTCTGCTTATGGACAAGTTGTAAAATACTTGCCAGGAAATGGTGCCGGAGTTGATAGAATCCAAGTTCGATTAACTAAGCCAGGTTTCTTCTCAATTGGTGAACAAATTGAGTTTGGCGAAACTGTTAAAGATTTACATGTTACTATCTTTGTAGAAACAGGTATCTACTACGAAGATTATCCAATCCGTTTACCAGCTAACTGTTCTATTAAGGGCGACGAATTCCGTAGAACAATTATTCGCCCACGTGACAGAATTTCACAATCGCCATGGCGTAAGATTTTCTTCTATCGTGATGCAATTATTGATGCGATGGAATTAGGTCCATATGACTACAGTACAGATTATGCAGCGGCGGTATCAATTACTCCAAGCGGAACAAGTAATAAAATTACTGTTACCTTAGGTGCTGGCATTGCTCCACAGAGTTGGATTGGTAAAGTCTTAATGGACAACTATCAAGTAACACCTGGAGATTATAGCAAGCGTGGTCGTGCAATTGTTGACTCAGTAAGTAACAACGTTATGAACTGTTCGGTAATTTATCCGTTCCAAACTGCAAGTACAATTGCATCAGGAAGCTGGCATTTATACGGAACAATTAATTACGGTCGTTTCTACTTAACTAATCCATTAGATATTAACAGTGCCGCTAAAAATAACAAATACTTAGACGTATTCCTATGTAATGATCAAACACGTATTAGCAACGTTACATTCCAACGACATGGCGGATTTGCCATGGTACTTGATCCAGAAGGACAAGTTAAAACCAAATCTCCATACGGACAAGTTTGTTCATCATTCAGTCAATCAATTAATGCTAAAACATTTGCCGGTGGACAGTTTGTTGACGGATTTGCTGGACGACTATACGGTACAATTACAAACATTGCAGATAATGGTATTACTATTACTGTCCAAGGTACAACAAATAGTGGTTTAGATATTCGTCCACCGCAACCTCCATGTGCGTTCTATTCGCAGGGTGTTCGTTATCAGATTAATGATGTAGTAAGTTTTAACGCATCAACAGCAACCGTTGTATTAACATTAGATGTAGCAACACCATACAATGCTGCGGCAATGTATAACAACTCAACTTGTTCACGTGACGTAGGATTAATTTTAGATGCTATAACTTATGACTTAGTAACCGGATCTAATTTCCAAACTGTTAAAGCAGGTTTAGCATACTTACGTGCCGATGCTAGTAACGTGATTACTGGCCAGATGCAACAAACTGTTGCAGGTATTAACAAGGCTAGAGACTTAGCGTTAGCAACTATTTCCGGAGGCACTTACTCCGCTGCCAGTGCTGCTATTACATCAAGCATTAATGTATTGGATACTATTATTCAACAGGGTGCAACAATTGCTCCTGCAATTACATTCCCTGCAAACGTTAACAGCACAACAAAAGCAATTAACTTAAAAAATAATTTACAAGCTAACCGCACATTTATCCAAAATGAAATTACTTCATGGATATCTGCAAACTACGTTATTAAAAATATTCCTCTATATAACTCAGCAACATGTGCCCGCGATGTAGGATACATTGTTGATGCAATTTGTTATGACATTATGTACGGTGGTACAAGTATGACATGGCAAGCTGCTCTTGCATATTTTGGACAAAGTATTCAAGGCGAAGCTGCGGTTGATCAAATTACAGGAGAAGAAACTGTAACAGTTGCAGCATATAACAGAATGCTAACTGTAATGCAACAAATTGCATTAAACACAACAGTTACTAAATCTACAGGTAATACATCAACTCAATCAACAGGAACTGCCATCTTAAATACCGACGCAGAGTATACTAAGATTGCAACATTGACTGGAATTGTTACAGAACATATTGCCGAGCTTGGTGCAGAGACTGACGGGTACGGTGAAGACGTTGCATACGCTGCTCCGACTCTAACTGGTTTGAATAGCACCTTACTTGCTGCTAGAACAGCAATTCAGAGTGCTAAGTCTTCAATACAGGCAAATACAATTACCTACTTAAATAGTGGTGGCGGTTTACAAATCAACATCGAAATGGGTGGTAACAAGTCAATGTTAGCTAACGACTTTGCAATGGTTAACGACTTAGGTTACGCTATTGTTGCTAAGAACGGTGCTGTAACTGAACAAGTTTCTACGTTCTCATACTACTGTCATACTCACTATTGGGCAGCAGATGGTGGACAAATTCGTTCAGTTGGCGGATCAAACGCCCACGGTGATTACGGTTTACGTTCAACCGGATTTGACGTAACTGAAAAACCAGATGCCGTACTATTGGCACAGGACATGGTTCAAACTGCTCATGTGTATAAGCAAGGACAGTTTGCAAACGAAATGACTCCAACATCGACTACGCAGGCATTGAGCCTTTACGTTATCGGTTATACATATAATCCTTATAGCATCAGTGAATTAGAAATAGATCACAGTGCAGCAGGTTTAGGAATTATTCGTTACGAAATTACAACTGTTGAACATACTACTGTTAACGTAGGTTCACAAAACGTATTAAAACTAAACTTGAGTACTGCTGGCGCATCAGGGACTTCAAGCACAGGTTTAGCAGCAACATTATATGACGGACAAACTGTTATTATTCGCAACTTGCAAAACATCAAGTTCAACAACATTGATAACGTTAAACCAACAAGACCGTCAACTGCATTACAATACATCGACGATTTAGCAACTATCTATCGCGTTATTGCATATAACCTTGCAGATTCAACAGGTGAATTACTAGGCAACAATATTGCAATTCTCGGAGCTGATAGTTCATTTTCATATTATAAATTTGTAACTGATGTATCTAACATTAAGACTGTTGATCCAGATGTTGCAATTACAATTACTGGCGCAAGCGGTACCGGTAGTACAGTAACATTAACATACGCAAACCAAGGTACTGCTCCATTTGTAAATGGACAATACATTGCAGTATCTGGTTGTAGCACAGCCGGTTACAATGGCATTTGGACCGTTACTTCATGTTCAGCAACACAAGTTCAATTTGCTGGTACAGCAACTGGTACACCAACAACATTTGGTGTTGTAGGTTCTAGAGCAGAAGGTGCAATGGTAGGCGATTTCAAAATTGCCGTATTGGATGTTAGTGTACAAACAACCATTGACCAAATCAACAAAGGTAAGTTTATAACCGGTTGGGCAGGTCGAACACATAGAATTATTAGTTACACACCGTCACAATCAACTGCCGTTGCAACATATGTAAGCGGTGGACTTGCTTCTACAACAATGTTCGTAAGCGGTGCTAGCGGAACAATCAAAGCTGGACAAAAGATTACTGGAACTGGATTTAACAGTGGACAAACTGTATTAAATGCAGTTACTGTTGGGTCTCAAGTTAATATCACATTAAGTGCAGTAGCTGATACACAACCAGGTGGTTCAATTACATTTGGTATTAATAGAAATGGTTGGTTAACAATCGATCCTACTCCTGTTGAAAACTTAGCAGGTGATGGTACAACTATTGGTGCATTAACATGGAACGCTACGACCGCTTTAGGAACAAGTACTACTGCTAAGGCAGTTACATTTGATGTTAACTGGCAACCTACAACACCTCCAATTGTTGACTCGATGTATTTTGTTTCAGGACAAACTACAACAGCATATAACGGATGGCGTCAAGTTGTTGGAGCAGTAAGTAAAACACAAGTCACTGTTGGAACAACTACCGGATTGTCAGTTGGTATGCTTGTAACAAGTAGCACAAGCGGCGCTTACATTCCAACTGGTGCTGTAATTACAAGTGTTGATAGTATTAACGCATTTACAATTATGCCGGCATGTTGGGTACCAGCTGGAGCTACATTAAGCTCAACAATTGTTGCCGTAGTTGATCATATTACAATTACTAATGGTGGCAGTGGCTATACAAGCCCTCCAACAATTACAATTGGTAGTGTTACATCAGGCGGCGCAACTGTACAGGCTATTGCAACTTGTACAATTTCAAACGGTACTATTGACACTGTAACTATTGTAAGTCCAGGATACGGTTACACTAGTGTACCGGATGTAAAAGTAAGTACTGGTAATGCTGTATTAACAGCCGTACTAAGTTCAAGTGCAACAGTAAGTACAACAGCAACTGCTGGTACAAGCACTAACCAAATTACACTTGCATACTCTGCAGATCCAGGTTCGTTTACTGCCGGTGCAAGTAAAACATTTACTGGTGCAACTGGTTCACCTACATCAACAACTTATAACGGTGTAAGTGGATATTCTGTAGTATTAACATTTGCTTCAGGTACACTAACAACTAGCAAGTATTATAAGATTGCAGGAAATAGTAATACGTTATATAACGGTTATTATATGTGTACTGCAAGCAGTACAGGTAGTGCAACATTCTTCTACCCTTATAATCCAGGAACATACGGAAGTGGAACAACTACGGCCGTATTAGAAGTTACAACTGCCGCTACAAGCAACATCGGTCTTAATAAACCATTTGATCCATTAAGCGCAACTACATTGCGTTTAGGGTATCCTGCACTAACTGCTGCACAGATTACAACACGTATTTCAACATGCCGTGCAACAGGACATGACTTCTTAGACATTGGTACTGGTAGTTACTCAACTACTAACTATCCGTACCAAATTTATGGTAATCCAACTAAGCCTGCTACACAATCACAAGAGGTGTACGAAGAAGGTGTTGGACGTGTATTCTATGTAAGTACTGACCAGAACGGTATTTTCCGTGTAGGTCGATTCTTTACAGTTGACCAAGGTACAGGTACTGTTACATTTAGCGCAAGTATTGCGTTAAGTAACTTAGACGGTTTAGGGTTTAAGCGCGGTGTTGTTGTTGCTGAGTTCTCAACAGACTCTGCAATGACTAACAATGCAACTGATACAGTTCCAACACAATCGGCTATTCGTAGCTTTGTTGATAGACGTTTAGGGTTAGACTACGGTGGTGGACCAGTTACACAAAACAACTTGATCGGTCCAGGATACTTAGCATTAAACGGCGCATTGGCTATGAAGGCAAGTCTAAACTTAGGCGGAAACTCAATAGTCAACGTTGCTAATCCATCATTAAACACAGATGCTGCTAACAAATATTATGTTGATAACAGTGTATCTGGAAGAGATAGTTTATATAAATTGTCAGATGTTTCTATTACTTCGGCAGCAAGTCCTAACATTTTAGCATACGATACTACTACAAGTAAGTGGAAAAATGCTACTATGACTGGTAACGTAACTTTAAGTTACAATGGTACCGCAATGGTTGCCACAATTGGTAGTGGACAGATTGTTGACAGTATGGTAAGCACAAGTGCCGCGATTGCACAAAGTAAGCTATCAATGCAAGCTGCTGGAACCCTAGCAAGCTCGAGCGGTATTACACAATCTAACTTAGGTTTAGCAGCATTTGATAGTGCTACGTTTGCAGCAACTAGCGGTTGGATCACTGTTAAGTCAGGCGGTATTAGCAAAGCACAAATGGCTAATATTGGCAATGGATCTATCCTAGGTAACTTTAGTGGCAATGCTGCTGCTCCGTTAGAAGTTAGTGCAGGTACTGTTGTTACACAAGGTGACGGTATCAAGAATGCTTCATTCGGTAGTGGTGTAAGTGCGTTAAGTGGTTACGCTATGTTAGTGAACTATGACGGTATTAGCACTACTAATAACACTTACGGTATTGTAGCAGTAAGCTCAACAAGAGGAGCAAGTAGTCTTGTTAAATCAGGAACGAGTGGTGAAGTTGATGTAGCATACTTAAAAGTCGGTGGATATAAAGCATTAGACTTAACAACATCAACCTTTAACTTCTATACACCAGGAGCATTTAACTTTGCTACTGTAACAGGATCAACTGGTTCAAATACTGTATTAACATTAAATGGTACAACTGATACAACTAATGGTACTTTAAAAGTTAATACAATTACAACAGGTGGCTCAGCAACTAGCGGTACTATTGTTGGTACTTGGCAAGTATTAAGTTCAAGCACACTTGATGTAACTGCCGGTACACTAAAATCAACAACATTAACAACTGGTGCTGATGCCACTAACGGTACAATCCAAGGTACATGGTCATTAACTGGTACAAGTAAGTTACAAGCGACATACGCCGACTTAGCTGAATTCTACGAAGGCGACATAGAGTACGAACCAGGCACCGTACTAGTGTTTGGAGGTGACAAAGAAGTTACTACAACTACACAAATGAATGACACCCGTTCAGCAGGTGTTGTAACAACAGATCCTGCTTATGTAATGAACGCAGAACAAAAAGGTATTAAAGTTTGTTTAGCACTAGCAGGTCGTGTTCCATGTAAGGTAATTGGTCGTGTTAAGAAGGGTGATATGCTAACAACTAGCGCAACTTCTGGTTACGCTATGAAAGCAACTAATCCAACATTAGGATCAATTATTGGTAAAGCGTTAGAAGATAAAGACTACGGCGAAGCCGGAGTAATTCAAGTTGCTGTAGGGAGAGTATAATGGCTAAGCAAGTAATCAATATCGGCCAAACGGCAAATGACAAAAGCGGTGATCCATTACGCACAGCGTTTGCCAAAGTTAATGCAAACTTTGAAGAGTTATATGCCGGTGCAGGCGGAGGAGGAGGTGGCACAAGTGTAACAGAAGGAACAATGCCGCCAACAAGTCCGGCCGCAGGAGATTTATGGTACGATACAGTTGGCGGTCGTATGTATGTCTATTACGACTTAAACTGGGTTGACACTAATCCAGAATTAGGAGGGATACTTAATAGTCTAGAAAATGGTAATAAGATTGTTAGTTTAGGAACGGACGGAACTTTAACTGTTCCTAGTCCTACTACAAATATATTTACGTTATCGCTTTCTCCTGCACATTACGTATCTACTTTAGGTAAACCGTCACTAGTTTTATCTGGTACGCCTTGGGTTTTACATGGAGAATTCCAATATGCAGCCAATGGTGATTGTGAACTAATGCTTGATAATATTTGGCCTATTTTAAATAATCCAGGATATTCATCAGGTGATACATTTACATTTAGTTCGTCAATTCACGGTGTTGAAGGATATGCATTAACTATACAATTAAACAATGTAGTATTGCCGGGAGGCGCAGGATGGACTGCTAACGTAGCAGCAAGTCAGGCGCCTACATACCCAACGACTGTTAAATCGTTAGGGGCTATTAAATTCACTGCCGGCACTAGCAATGTAGTCATCGGCACTGACGGTTCATTAACATTACCAGTAGGTGGAACAATTTCGTATGTTCCTACTACACCTAGTGACTGGGCGGGAACTGCTCCACTAACAATACAAGATGCAATAGACAGGTTAGCTACAGTAGTTAAAGCCCTAAATAACGGCACTGGTGCCTAATAATAAATATAAGAACAAGGATAAAGAGCGATGGCAATATTAAATTTTCCAAGCAATCCCCAACTGCATGATCAGTACACGGGTGACAATGGCACAACGTACATATTCGATGGCGTTAAATGGGTAGGTCACGCTGTGGCGCAGCCCGCAGGTACTAACTCAATCACAAACAATGGACATACAGTACAGGTAGATATCAACGGAAATTTAATAATTCCCACTGGTACACATATATTGTATCAAGACGGTACATCGTTAGCGGGCGCACAGGGTCCGCAAGGTGTTAAGGGTGATACGGGTAACAGTGGTACAGTTGATGTCGGTATTACTACAACCGGAATTGCCGGAAGTAGCGCAGAAGTAGATAATGTTGGTACTGCAACTGCTGCAATATTTAATTTTACAATCCCTCGTGGTGACAAGGGAGATAGAGGATCTGCTGGTCTTAACGGACAAAATGGCTTGCCTGGTACTAACGGTCTCAACGGTGTCGGACAAAAAGGTGACACAGGCGACAAGGGTGATAAAGGTGACCAAGGTGTTTCAGTAACACTACAAGGTACAAAAGCAACAATCGCAGATTTACCAGCAGCACCAGTTAATCCAGCAGATTTTGCTGGCCACGGTTGGATCGTCACAACAGGCGACGGCGACACACATTTAGATGGTAGCTTGTGGTTCTGGAACTTAACTGATCATGCATGGAACGATGTGGGACAGATTCAAGGTCCAACTGGCCTTAAAGGTGACAGAGGTGATCGCGGCCTTAAAGGCGATACAGGTACTAACGGACAAAATGGTTCCAACGGTCTAAATGGTTTAGATGGTCAAGGTGTACCTAACGGTGGAAGTGCTGGACAGATTCTAAGTAAAATAAGCAGTACTGATTTTGATACACACTGGGTAGCTAATGATAGATTATCTGCTGGTGTTGTGTCCGTAGTGTTAAATGGCGGTGATTCTAAACTACATATTCCGGGATATTTGTTATCACCATACGGTGGACTAAGAGAAAACACTGTTGATGGCGGTTTAAGCGTAGATTCGTTTAACCAGGCAAGTCTTGTACTTACCAGTAATGGTAGTTCTAACCAATGGATATTTGGAGCAAACGGTGTATTAAACTTGCCACACTCCGTTGACAGCATTCATGATGCTATCATCGGTTCAACGTTTAACATTGATCTCAATGCTAACGGTAGCTTTTTCAAATTTAAATCAGACGGTTACTTACAGTTACCTAATGGCTCTACTATAGGTAGCAGCAATTCATTTGATGGCATTCCGATGACCACAGACCGTGGTACAATATTGTTTGGTAATAGCCCAACAATTGGACAGCCTGATCATTTCCATATAGCGAAACAGGATCCAGGTAATCTTAACCTATTCTTAGGAGACGACTCTAACTTTGTAAAGCTACCAAGCTACGGTGGAGTTGAAATTACATCTGAAGGTACTGTTCAATATACTTGGACATTTGGTACCGATGGTTCGTTAAGATTACCACAAGGTGCTCAACTGTTAGAAAAGACTTGGTCTACAATAGTTACTGGTATTACAATAGGCTCAGAAACATTTGTAACATTTGCTGATACTGAATTTATGATGGTTGAAGAGGGACAGATTGTTATAGATGGCATTACTGAAGGTACAACGGAAGCCAACGGCACTTGGTACTATCGAGCAAGTGACGGTAATCAATGCCAGTTGTTTGCAGATGAAAGTTACAGCTTTCCTGTAGATAGCACATCATGGACAGCATATACCACTGGCGGTACTGTTACTCTAGTAACAGAACTAGAACTAACTTCGGGAACCAATGCTTGGAAGTTTAGCAGAGATGGTAGCACAACAGTTCCCAATGGCGGCAAAGTTATCTTTGGTGAGCAGAACGGCGGATCATTTATCGCAGCAGGAATGGGTTTCCACTTTAACAGTACTGAAGGTATTGCTTTAGATGCAGTCGATGTTCAAACAGATGCCGCACATCCTGTAACACGCACTTGGTATTTTGACCCAGTAGGCTCATTAACACTACCAAACTATACTAAACAAGTTGATAGCGCAAACGTAACATGCAATACCGGAATGGATACAGTTATCTACACCGGCTCAAATAATATGCACACGTTTAAGCTATTGATTAAAGTTGAAGGCTATGAAGTTCCAAACGAAGGTTGGGACACACAAAGTACAGAAATGATCATTGCTAAGAGTTTTAGAAACAACACAGTGGCCGCAAGTGCTTACGGTGTAGTGCATACTAGCACAGATCCATTAGCAACATTCTCGGCACGTTGGAATCCAACAATCAGCAGAGTAGAAGTGCTATGCCGCCCAACTAGTCTAACTTACGGAGTTGAAGTTAGAACATTCGCTACAGAAATCATTACATCAGATTAAGGAATAAACAGAAATGACAATGCAACCATTTAAGATTCAAAGCCCGACACTAAGCATAAACGGTGTTAACATCGATACCAGTGCTCAGGGCAAACTGGTTATTCCAGGTGTTACCCGTGCTGGTACCAGTGTAGCTATCGAAGTTAACGATACTGGCGACCAAACACACAGTTGGGGAGTAGGTGCCGATTATACACAACTTGTTATCATTGATGGATACCAGTTTGCGGTATTAAACGGCAATGTAGTAAGCCCAATAGTAGGATGGGAAGTGGCAACGTATGCGGCTAATGCTATTGATGGTGAAGGATACATTGACGGTATTAGCGTAGTAACAGGCGGTGCTGGTTATACTGGCGAAGCAGTTACTTACTCACAAACTATGTGGGCAACATACGCACCTATGTCTGACCCTATTGCTAACTTTGGTGCAGGGGCTTGGTTACAGATTCCATTTGCAGTACGTTGCGGCGCTGGCGAGATTCAAAGTGAATTTGGTAGCGGCAGTGGAAGTGGCCTAGTACAGAGATCAGTTAACTACCCTTACGGTGAAAGTGGTGACACAGCCGGCACAATGGCTTTAGACCCAAGTGGCAACGTTTATGTTTGTACAGCAGATTGGGCCGATGCCGCACAAACATTCGAAGTAGATACTGGGGAAGATTATCTAGCTGGCCAAGCCGCCGGCGACATTGTGTTTAGCATTCCACAATCTGTATACACTAACCTAGCAAGCATTATTAATACACAAAATCCAGGCGATTGGACTATTACGTGTTCTCTAGATGATGCCGTTGGAACGTTTGCTGTCAATAGCATTAGTACCTGGAGCTTTAGCTCAGGTGATTTTAATGGACAACAAGGTTGGGCATTTAACGTTGGAACATTAGGCATCAACTACCCAACAATCAACGAATCTGTACCCGCTGGTACAACTATCACTCTAAATTATACAGGCGTACAGCCTGCTATCTGGACACAGTCTAATCTTGGACGCTTATCTGTTGACAATCAAATCCTTACCAGCAGACCGGATCTTATTGGTGGCGAAAGTGCTATAGGAGTGTTTAACAACAGTCTTGACATGTTTGTTCAAAGTAATCTAGATCACAGTTTTGCTGAAGTATGGCTACAGAATAGTGATACCAGTGCTCCAACTGCTAAAATCAATGTTAAGGCCGCAGGTCCAGACTATGGACCAGCAGGAGTACAGACTTGGCAGTTTGATGCTCAAGGTGGACTAACATTCCCTGACAACACAGTACAGTCAACAGCCTACACTGGACAAAGTGGATCGAGTGCTGGCGAGCTTTATATATTTGTCAATGCTGATGGCACAGTCATTACATCAACGGATGGTATCACATGGGGACAACCTCAAGCAAGTGGTGTTCCTGGTTGTGGCAACGATTCAGGCCCGGGTACACAAGGCGGCATAGGTAAAGCAGAAGTACACGGCGGAGTTATTGTTTACACACGATCAGACATTGGCCTTGACACCATCACTCCACAAACAGGCATGTACTATTCAACTGTAATCGGCACAGCAACTCTGTGTGCTGGCACTGACTCATTCTTTGGTGACGATTTATTCTGGAATGAAGTACATTACTTTAACGCAACAGCACGTTGGGTAGCGGTTGGTTTTGCTCAAGGTACAACAATGTATCCAGTAGTGGCACACAGTTTGAACGGTATCAGTTGGACAGTGGTTCCGGCCAATAGTTCATTCTTATACGGTTACCTAGATGGCTATAGCGCACAGTTTACTGATGTTGTTTACAACGCTGTTTCAAGTCAGTATGTTATTTCCGCTATTCGCACAACACAAGGTCCAGCATACGGTGGTATGTTTGTAACCAGCGACATCACAACTGCTATAGATGGCACTAACTGGGTTGATGTTAATATTAACGGTTGGCGTCTTGCCTATTTCCCACAGGTTTTCTGGGGAGGCGAAACTGGCCTAGTATTTGTTGTCAATCAAAAGGATGATGGTACATTTGGCTTGTGGGAAGCTACTCCGACTTTTATTAACCCTACTAACTTGTTGGATCCGGGTAACTGGCAAGCAGAATACGGCTACGGCACTACTAACGGTTGGTTAGAAAGTGCGCTGTTTGATAACTTAGGCTATGTACCTGACATCTCGGAGATTGCCTACAACAACAACGTGTTTATTGTTACCACAAGAGATGGACAAGTATTTGTACAACCTGATGCTCCAGCAACTTATGTAACAATACCAAGCCCATATACAGCTAACATTAATGATATTGTTCGCAATGCTTCTGGCGATGGATTGCCAACAACTATTCACTTTACTGACATTACTGGTAATGGACCAGCCGCAGACGGTGAGAAGATTGTTATCTCGGGAGTAACAAGCCATACAGAAAACAACAGTACTACTCAACAAAGTTACAACGGCACTTACTATATTAAGAACAATGGAGGTTCATACGAGCTATACCTAGATTCAGCATTAACTCAACCGTGGGATACCAGCACCTACTGGCCAGTCGATACTAATACTGGTATATTGACTTGGAGTCACGGCGAGTGGCTAGATGCCGCGGGCGTTAGTGGCGACTTTGTGTTTGTGGGCAACGATGACGAACAAGTATTCCGTAGTGCTGACTTTGGTTTAACTTGGACACAAGAACAAGATGTAACTGGTCGTTACTTTAATGACTTTGCTTACGGTACATTTGGCAGTGGCGGCGCATTAAACGAACTAGTAAACGGTGCTCATACTGTTGTACTAGATGCTGATGGCAACTTAAATCTTGAGGATGGCGCCCACTCAGGTCAATATGGTCGTATACAAAGCCTAAACGGTTATCCAACTCTAATGGCCTACGGTGGCGAAAGTGGCCACGGTGGTCCAGAACTAGACTGGATGGACAGCAATAACCCTACAGCAGATTTCTTTAGCAACACAGCATTGCGTCATTCAATGTACTTAAACAACCAACAAGGGTTGTATATTGGCATGAACGAAAACCAAAAGTCGGGTGTATTCTCAGGCAACTGGAGCTTTAATACAGATGGCTCATTATCATTGCCACAAGAAAGTATTGTCGGCGGCTTTGTTAACCAAAGTGGTAATGGCAGTTGGAATGAATGGGCAACAGCCGGTGTTACAGGACCAAACGGTACTGTATATGTTGTAGGCGGCGAAAGCAATATAAATCAATCATTTGTTACAGCGGTAGATAAAACTGGTACTACGTTATGGAGAAAGAGTATCAACACAATAGATGTTGGTGACGGCTCTGGTAGTAACAATCCACAAGAGATGAACATCAAGTTTGATGTTGCTCATAATCTATTATATGCTGGTTTTGACTTTGGTAACAGTACAGGTGTGTTTAGTTTAATACCTGCTACAGGTGTGGTAGATAGCTCTTGGGTTATTAAAGGCGGCACTGATGGTAATCAAACTATCTCGCAAAAATCGTTTACTGTTGATGCTGTTGGTGATCCTATTATTGCTGGACACTCGTTCGGTGCTTACAATACCCGTAACGGCTTAACTGCTACTAAAGGTACAGACGGCAACGGCTATGATTACATAAGTGTTGCCTTAAGCGATATCACTAGTGATGTTGCATCTATGAACAGCAACTGGGATGTTGACATTGACGGTACAGGCAACTGGTACGACTCAGACTTTAATACTTACTACGGCATTCCAGCAGTATACAACGGTACTC